GTTTTTAATGAATTTAATAAATTAAAATTATTATGATAAAAGTATTTGGTAAAAAAGTGCTTGTTGAAGAAGTAGCAACACTTAAAAAGCAGGCTGTTATTCTATCAGAATCAGCTAAGAAAGAAGACAGATTTGACTTTGAACACACTGCAATAGAAGCAGGTGATGAATGTCAATATGTAAAAAAAGGAGATAAGATAATCTTAAACAAAAATGCAATGCCGCTTCATTCGGATATAATAGAGCATTCTAAAGAAAGAATAGTAATGCATACTATATTCAATGAAATAGACATCGTAGGAAAAAGAAACTAATTGTTATGGTGTATTTTATATTAATATCTGTTATTTTGGGGCTACTTGTAATAGTAGCCTCACTTTTTAAGAGGGTAGGTATCTATGAGCAAGACCAAAGGAGGTTTGTATTAGACTTAGACTTAGCTCGTGGTAAAGCTAAACAGCTTGAAGAAGAAGCTGGACTGCTAAAAGCAGAGATTGAAACGCTCTCAAACGAAAATGAGGTTTGTAAAGAGAATGTAAAAGGCTTAAATAAGAAAGTATTAGAACTCAAAAAACAAATAAAAAATGGAACAAGCAGATGAAATCAAAGTAGAAGATTTAGGAACACTAACTTCAATAATGTTGTTCAATCCTAAAATCTCTAAGACACTAAAGGATTATATAAAAGCCAATTTCTTTGGTGAAGAGAATGACTTAGAGATTATAACTAAGAACCTTACATGGCATTATAATTTGAATGTATGCGAGACTCTTATCAGAAAATCTAACTTAAACCCAGCAGAGATTGTTTCTTTCATACAATTTAGAGAAAGATGTAGAGTATTAAACATTGATTATATAGAATTTTAATTATGACAATACAAGAATATTACGACATGTTGCCTAAGAACACTGATGCATATTATAGCAACAAAAGAATATCACAGAGCCAATTAAAGACGCTTTTATTTAACCCAAAATTGTTTCTTGAAGAAGAACAACCTGAATTATATTTTGAGGAAAAAAAGCACTTTGTGATTGGCGGAGCAGTAGATACCTTACTTACTCAACCTGAAACATTCAATGATAAGTATTATGTATCAAGTGTTGAAAAGAAACCTTCTGATACAGTTAAAAGTATCATTCATCAAGTATATGACAATGCTCCTAAAGAAGATTTAGAAAATTCTACTGAATTTGAAGACTATACTGTTGAGATACTTCAAAGTTGCATTGAACACGATTACTGTCCCACATTCAAAAATGGTACAAGAGTCAATAAAGTTCTTGAATTTAAAGACTATTGGAATGAGCTTATAGACTCTAAAGGTAAAACAATTCTATCATTAGAAGAGTCTGATATAGTTACAAAAGTAGTAAAAGACATTAACTCAAGTCCTTTGGCAAAGTATTTTAAGCCAAATGAAGCTCCTAAAGGTGTTGATATACTACTTCAACAACCAATATTGTTTGAAATAGATGATATAGGTTGTAAAGCCTTGCTTGATATAGTAGTCATTGACCATAATAATAAGACTATTATTCCTATTGACCTTAAAACTATGAGTGGTAATATTATTGACTTTCCTAAGTCAGTAAAGTTGAGGAGATACGATTTGCAGGCCGCATGGTACACTGAAGCATTGAAACAAATGTGTAAGAGCATTGCCATAGCAGATTATAAGATAGAGAACTTTTGCTTTATTGTAGCTTCTACCACTGAAGACCAACCTCCTGTCATGTTCCAATGCACCAATAAGCTCTTAGAAGAAGGAAAACATGGAAGAGAAGAGGTAGTTATTGAAGGTATCAAGTTCAATAGAGTAAAAGGATATTTAGATCTTATAAGTGACTATGAGTGGTATGTTGAGAATGGTTTTCATCAACATAGAGATTTATGTGGTAATATTGTAAAATTAGAAATATGAAAAAGTATATAATTAAATTTGAGTACGTTAAAAAGTACAATTGTGAGTCTGAAATAGAAGCTAACAGCTATGAAGAAGCAATGGATTTATTTGAAGAAAAACCTTTAAGTATGTTGAATAGACATACTTCAGTACCTTTTAAAGATATACCAGAAGAAGAACCTATCTTTCATGTAAGTAGTGTTACTGAAAACGGTAAAGAAGTTTACAAGGACATTAGAAAAATCAAAGCAGAATTAACAGTGTAATTTTAATACAAATGAGTTTATTAGAAAACATCAAAAAAGAGAAAATCTCTCAAAATGCAAGAGAGATGATTATTTTCAGTTATCCAAAGATTGGAAAGACTGAGCTTATGACACACTTGCCAGGCGACTACCTTATCTTAGACTTTGATGATGGTATGAGTTATTACTCTGGTAATTATGTAAAAATAACAGACGTTGAAACCTTTGACCAGCTCTGTAAGGAGTTTGTCAAAGATAAACCACATTTCAACTATATTGTTATTGATACAATCACCATGTTCAATGAGAATATTGTTAATACCCTCGCTGTTAGAGAGTATAACAAAGACCCTCAAAATGCTAAAGACCAAAAACCTGCTAATTATGACATTACAAGACTTGCTTATGGTGCAGGTCATGGTTATAAAAGAACCGTTCTTCAAAGAGCAATTAACTTTTTCAAAGGTTATTGTGATTGTCTAATTGTATTAGGTCATGTAGCTGATAAGAAGTTAGGAGGGAATGATGTTGATGCTACTGTAAAGGACATTGCATTGGAAGGTAAAATAAAGGATATTTTGGCTTTAAAGACAGATGCTATGGGATTGCTATATAGAAAATCTGAAAATGAAAATATCCTATCTTTTAATCCTTCTATTGGACTAATTGGAGGTACTCGTATTCCTCATCTATCTAATAAGGAATTTGTTATTTCTAAGAAGTTAGAAGATGGTACATTAGAAACTCATTGGGAACAAATTTTTATTTAGGTTTTAATATTGGGGAGGGGAAACTCTCCCCTTAAATTTAAATTTATGACAATTCAAATTGATTTAGGTTTAGAAGGTTCTTTTGAAAATAAAATTCTTTCAGAAGAACAGATTGTAGAACATGTGATAAGAACCTATAAGTATACCTTTCCTGTTAGAATACTGCAATATGATATGGTTGATTTAGTTGAAGCTACAGATATTCTTTCAGAAATCAAAGACACATTTGTTGATAATATAAGAACAGGAGAGTACTTTATGTTATTTATTGATAAACTTACCTATAGACTAACAGCAAAAAAAATATTTACAACAGCAATAAGTGATTTAATTATTTATGAAGAAAGTAATACTTAACACTGATAACTTAGATAAAGTATATCAGTTATCAGAAAGAGCAACAAAACTGCTCTTCTATTTAATTAGTGTAATGGACGAAAATAATGTAGTCCTATTAAGCTTAAATGAAGCCTTCTATAAGATTAAACTATCAGTAGCTTCTCTTCATAGAGGTAGAGTAGAGCTTCTTGAAAAAGGTCTTATCATAGATACGTACACTAAAGAAGACCGTAGAAAATACTATAGGATAAATACTGATATTGCTCAATATCATGACATACCTGATACGAAAAAAAATGATATGGTTGATGATGAAAAGAATAAAGATATTGTTTTAGGAGCTTTAAAATTTGTCATTAATAACTTAAAAGATTAATTATGGGATATTACAGTGATTTTGAGATTGTTTTCAATAAGAAAGACCTCACAGTAAAACAGCAGATAGAAATACTTGATTTCTTAGAAAATGATAATAGTTTAGGTACTATTATGGATGCTATTAGAGAAGATAGAAATAAAGATTCATCATATTATTCAGATAAACTATTACCTAAACAAGTATGTGTATACTATAAGAAATGGTATGATTATTTAGATGATTTCATTAGATTATCTAAACAATTACCTTATCTAAAGATAGAAGTAGAAAGAAAAGGTGAGGATAGGTTAGATATAGAGAGAAGTTATTATTACAATGGTAATAGTCAAGTTTGTCCAGTAGAATTAACCTTTGAAAAAAATGAATTATGGTAAAGTATATTGTTGGTTTTGTAATATCATACTTACTATTTTATTTGATGTTCTCTTTTTATGAAACTAATTTCAACATAAATGGATGGTCAAGTGGAAGCAGAGGATTCTGTATGATATTCGGTTTTGCAGGTTTTATTATAACAACTGTAAATTTATATGATGAGAAAAATAATAAGTAATTTAATACCAATACTCATTACAATTGGTTTGTTCTTGCTTTTATCTCTTATGTTTAGAGAATGTTCAAGTAGAGAACAGGAAATAAGTTCTAAAAAGCTTATTGCTCAGCTAAATGATTCATTACAATCTTATAGAGATAAAGAAGGTAAGATGATTTCAAGAATTAGTTCCATAGAAGTAGATAATATGTCCTTTTTTAAACAATTAGAAGTGAAGGATAAAACTATACGAGAGCTTCAGAAACTTGTAAAAAAAGGCACTTTTGCTGCTTCTATAATCAAAACAGAAACTAAAGTTGATACTGTATTTAAAACAACAAAGATAAAAGATACAGTGAATATTACTTATGAGACTGATTTTGATGTACAAGGTTGGATTTGGGGTACTGTGTCCATGAATAAAGATACAACATCTCTAAGAGTATTTACAAAAGACCAATATGATATTAGACTCTCTAAGGAAAAAGATGGTACTTATATAGATGTGATTAATCATAATCCTTTTTCTACTACTCAAGAAGTAAGAAGTGTTTACAAACTTCCTAAACAAAAGAAATTTGGTATTGGAGTGAATTTAGGATATGGAATGACCTCTTATGGACTATCTCCTTATATAGGCTTAGGAATTAATTATAATTTAATAAACTTTTAATATGATAGATTTAGTTTTTTATGCTATCTTTGCAGCGGTTATGTTCAACATAGGTATCGACCTTCATACTTGGATTTATCAGAACAAAAAAATCAAGTGTTTAGAGAAGAAACTTAATGAAAGAATGCACAAAAGAATCACTAATGAGGTGTTTACATATAAAGGAGAAGAATGTAAAGTTACTGATGTCTTAGTCAATTACAGTGATGTGGATACAATAATCTCATTAATGTATGTGAAGAAGAACAAAGATGGTGAGTTCGGTAACAAGAAATATAGAATGAATTATAGTGAATATATAACCACAAAATCTATAAAGTATGATTAATCTAATCTTTGTATGGCTTGTACCAGCTCTATTCTGTTATGTGTTTTACTCAGCCCTTTATATGTATACACCCTATACATTAGCTATTAAAATTGACCATGAAAAGTTTAAGAAATGGCTTATTGCTTTAACTGTTATTCCAATAGTTAATATAATATTCTTACTGTTCTTATTCTTTTTGTTGATTAGTCAGTTTACACGAAAGAAATAACTTTTTCTTTTTTATTCATAGATATATTTTTGATTATGGGGAGAGAAATCTCCCCTAAATTTTAATTTTATGGGGAAAGATTATATAGAAATAGAAGCATTCCTGAAGAATTTCAAAAGCATAAATCCAAAACCTTATGCTAATGAAACTAAATGTATGCCTCTTTATAAGCTGCTAAGAGATGGCAGTGTTGAAATATCACCTTTTGATTTTGACGAATTAAAAGGAGAACTTATTAGATTAAGCCTTATTCATGAAGTGTTTATTTTTCAGATGACTATTAGAACTTATGAATATACCTATTTTAGGTGTTGGATTAAGAATGGAGAAAGCTATTCGGTACAAGGTGAGGTTACATTTGATAGTTTTAAAATAGAAAATTTAAGATAATGGGAAAAATCCTTATTAAAGCAGTGTATCAATTCATCTATGAGATAGATGATGATTTTATTGAAGAGTACGAGTCTCCTGAGCAATACTTCAATGAAAACTTAGAAGATATTCGGGAAGATGTATTAGAGAACCAATTAGAAGAATACAAGCCTGAAGAATTATTAGAATTTAGTTATTATGGTTATGAAGAAAATTAACGAAGAATACGTTGGTATATGAAAAAAATAGAAGAATTAGTAGCTCTTGTAGATAAATGGGCAGAAGAGAAAGGTATTCATGAAAAAGGAAATATCTTTTCTCAAGCAATGAAAACCTATGAAGAAGTTGGTGAGTTAATCACAGCTATCTATCATGACAACAAAGAAGAACAAGCAGATGCGATTGGTGATTGTTTTGTCACCATTATAAATGCTTCTTGGTTTATGAAAGGAACTACTTTCCTTGACTATTACAATGAAGTATTAGACCGAAATTACACAGATTTTGAAGGTCTTGAAAATATGGGAAGCTTTGTTTTTGAACTTCAAAAAAGACTTACCTATTACGTTAATTCAACCTTTGAAAAAGAAAGAACAGCACTCGAATTTGGTGCTGCAACTATGGACTTAATAGATGCTCTTATGGCCATTAGCATTCAATTAGGAATTGACTATGTTAAAGCTCTTGAAGATGCTTACAATGTAATTGCAAAAAGAACAGGTAAAATGAGTGAAGATGGACAATTCATTAAAGATAAATAATTGTTTTCATTTGATATATTTTGTTTTGGTTTGAGTTTAGGAGGGTAGAAATGCCCTCCTTTTTTATTGCCTTAAAGAGAAAAGAAGAGAGCATGGACATACCCTACTGAATAACAACTACTTACAAAGATTCGTTATGATACGTCGTATCAGTTATTATGATACCCCATATCAAATTAACTGATATACGGTATCAGTATAATAGTTAAAAATGCTAAACTAAAAATTATGGTGTCAAATGTTTGCACATTTAGTGATTTTGTTTTACCTTTGCAAAGTCTAATAAAAGAACAAATGAAGAAAAAAAATATTACAATTGAAAAAAAAAGTACAGTCACTGATAAGATAACTGGTGAAGTCTTGATGGAAAGAACAGAAGAGTCTTTTTTCTCTGAGGTTGAACCTGACTTTATTAAAATGTACACAATTGATTTGCTATTATTACTCGAAGTACCGCCTGATTCATTAAGAATAATGATAATTATACTAAGGCAAATGAGTTATACAAATATACTTTATACTGATAAAGATTTTGTAGAGACTTGTATAAACTATATAGGCATTTCTGAAAGAAACATCAGAAGAAGTATTTCAATACTATGTAGTAAAGGAGTTCTATTAAAGATACAAAAAGGTAAATATATTGTAAATCCTGATTTGTTTGCAAGAGGTTCTTGGAAGGATATTAAGAAGATAAAACTAAGCATAAGCTATTCAGAAGAGGGAGTAAAGATAGAATCTGATTTAGTTCCACAAATGGTCGAAAACAAACTTATTAAATAAATAGTAGTATGAGTGAATTAATAAAAATTGAAAAATCAAAAGGAGGTAAGAATATTGTATCTGCAAAAGAGTTGTATGACTTCCTTGGTCTTGACAAATCAAATTGGTCAAGATGGTATAAGAAAAACATTGAAGAGAATGATTTTGCACTGGAAAACGTTGATTATCAGACCCTCGTCATAATGACGAACGGTAATGAAACGAAAGATTTTGCTATTACACTTGACCTTGCTAAGAAACTTGCAATGATGTCAAGAACAAAGAAAGGAGAAGAGATAAGGAATTATTTCCTTGAATGTGAAAAGAGAATGTCTGTTCCAAGTACTTTTGCTCAAGCTTTGAAGCTTGCTTATGAGCAACAATTGTTGATAGAAGAGCAACAGACAAAGCTCATTCATCAAGAAGTAAAAATAAAAGAATTAAAACCTAAAGCTGATTATTGTGATATTATACTTTCTTCAGAAGATTGTTTGACAATAACTCAAATAGCTAAAGATTATGGTTTCTCAGGAAGAGATTTAAATTCTAAACTTCATGAGCTTGGAGTTCAATACAAACAATCAGATACTTGGCTATTATATGGCAAGTATGATTCTAAAGGATATACAAAAAGCGAAACTATAGCTTTTGACAAGAAAGGAAAAGTAGGAACAAAACTACATACGAAATGGACTCAGAAGGGACGTTTATTCCTTTACAATATCCTAAAACAAAATAATATATTACCCTTAATAGAACAAGAAAATGAGTAAATTAATTTTAAAAGCTACGTTCACATATAGATTTGAACATGAAGTAGATAAAGAATTTAAAAACAGCTTAGAAGCTGATGAATATTTCAAGATAAATAAGAAGTATTTTGAGGATAGATTAATGGAAGAACTTCCAGTTAATCCTATAAGAAAAAATAATATTACTTATTTTGAGATGGTAGGAGCTTATAATGACTATAGTAAGTATAAAAACAAGTTATGTAGGTTCTGGAATAAAAGTCAACTACCAGTCATAATAGACCTTTTAGATACTTACTACACTAATGAAGAAGGTGACCTTGTCTTTGAAACTGTTAGTAATAATGAAAAATACGATAGTTTTAAACCTCTAACAGAAGAAGAAATTAAAATATTAAACTTATGATAGAAAAATTCAATAAAGATTCTGAGTTTACTTTTGAAAGGTTAAAAGAAACGAGACCTTATTTTTTAAGAGAGAGATTAGATAATGGTTATTCTCTTGAATATGACGAAGAAGATTATATTACTGAAAAAGTAAATTATAATGCTTATTTTAAAACGGCAATTCCAGTACTTGGCTGGAAAATATCATTTGAAGATGTACTTCAAAGATTTATCTATAAAGACGACTTTAGAACTTGGATTGAAGCCTATGCTACAAGTGAAAGAAGCCTAAGAAAAGTAATACTAAAAAGAACAGGTATTGATATATATGAAGTAATTAATCTAACAAAATATTACGAAAAATGATTATAGTATTATCAGGAAAGAAACGTGTTGGTAAAGATACCATAGCAGATGAAATGAAGCACCAAATTTTCATGAATTATGCTAAGATGGGTGTTTCTACCAATCAAATAGTAACAGCATTAAAAACACCACTTGCAATGCCTATAAAGAGAATAGTAAGTGATATGACAGGTGTTTCTATTAATGAATTAGATGTACATAAAGATATACCACTATTAGGTTTTGAAAAGTTTAAATCTAATAAAACACCGAGAGACTTCTATAAAGAAGTGGGTGATAGACTTAGTGAAATCTTTGGTAAAGAATGTTTTGTCAAACACATTGTTAGAGAAATACAAAGTTGGCAACAGGAAATAGCAGAACACTTTATCATACCCGATATGAGATTTGATTTTGAGTTCAACTATCTAAAACAAATTCCAGATACAGTCTTCATAAGGGTGAAAAGAGATATTCCTAACAATGACACTCACCCTTCAGAGACATCTCTTAATGATGTACCTGACTCTGAATTTAATTATGTCATTGAAAATAACCAAAATATTCTATTTCTGAAAGAAGAAGTAGAAAGAATACTAAAAGAACTAAAAATTATTACAAATGAATAAATGTCTGTATATCAGACGATACGGTAATTTAAGTAACCTAATAATAAAACTACATGAAAAATTTAGAAATTTTCCAAAACCCTGACTTTGGTCAGGTAAGAGTGATTGTAAACGAAAATAACAATCCTTATTTTTGTTTAGCGGATGTTTGTAAAATCCTTGATATAGGAAACCCAAGCGATGCTAAAAAAAGACTTGAAGAAGATGGTATCTTCTTAGTAGACCTAAATAGTGGTGTCACTACTATCGAGGGTGTGAGTATCAATAAGTTAGGTAATTCTATAGCTAATTTCATTGATGAAAGCAATCTTTACTTACTTATATTTCAATCAAGAAAAGAAGAAGCAAAAAGGTTTAAGAAGTGGGTAGCTTCTGAAGTCTTACCATCTATAAGAAAGTATGGTTCTTATTCTTTAGTACCTAAGACATTACCTGAAGCTCTAAGAGCTTACGCTGCTGAAGTAGAAAAGAATATTCTTTTAGAAGAGAAAACAAAACAACAAACCCTTCTCATTGAAGAACTACAACCTAAAGCAGACTATTGCGATGAGATACTTAAAACAACCAATTGCCTTACTGTAAGAGAAATTGCTAAAGATTATGGTATGACTGCTCAAGAGTTTAATAGAAAACTCAATGAAATAGGAATACAATATAAACAAGGTAATACTTGGCTACCGTATGCTCCTTACGCAAGAAGCGGTTATACTAAATCTGAAACAATACTTGCTGAAGATTCTGATACAACTTGTGTACTAAATACTAAATGGACACAGAAAGGTAGATTATTCCTTTATAATAAATTAAAAGAACATGGTGTATTGCCTTTAATGGAACAAGAAGATGAGTAATATAACACTAAATTTCAATCCTGATGTTGTAGAGCTTCTTAAAGAAAACAACATTAATATTAATGATGGTAAACTTGTATTGATTGCTTTATATTTCAATCTAAAACCAACGTTTGTTCCAGACGATTTGAAACATAAAATTTTCAAACTTGGTCTTTTTATATATGATAACCATAGGAAGAAAATTAAATGGAAATTTGATATATTTAATACAGGAGAAATAGATTGGTTAGATGAGTATAGAGATTTGTTTCATGTAGTTAATAAAAATAGAAGTGGAAATAAACAAACGGTACTTAATAAACTTAAAAAGTTTATGATTCACTATCCTACAGTAACTAAAGAACAAATCATTAATGCAACTAAACTATATCTTAGAGAACAAAACCCTACCTATGTAATGGATAGTGGATATTTCATAGAGAAGAATGGAAATTCTAAGATATTAGAATATCTCAACAGATTAGATAAAGAAAAAGAAGTAACAACATTTGATAATGGATTCATATAATGGACACAAGAAAAGAATTTGAATTAGAGCTGAAGGCAAGAGGTCTTCAGCTCTCTAAACAAGAGGTTGATAAACTCATGGAACTCGCCGTAAGACAAAGAAGCTATGAAAGAGCTAATCCTGTGCTAAAAAAAGAAAAACACTTTCACTACTTTGTCCTTGCAATGGCATACATAGGAGCTTGTGAGAAACTTGCAAAATATTTAGAAGAAAGTGATTTAGTCAAATTCCTTATGAGAAATAGATTAAACAAAGCTAAATATCTCGGTATGGAACTAAAAGAAGAATTTGCAAAAGTATATGCAAAAGAACCTGCATTAGTAGCAGCCTTTGAACAATATGTAACTGACTTTGAAGATATCATATTCGTTCACTTATGTACTATAAACAATGAGATAAGAGGTGAGAAAACTGTTTATAACCCAGAATCTAATACTTATAAAAGTGGTAAAGAATGAAAAAAATAGTAATAATAGAAGAAGTTCCTAATGATAAAGGAAATATAACTCCTATGTATAGAGGTGAAATATACATAGAAGAAGATAAAGTAAATGAAACAATAGAAGATTTTAAGAAAATGTTTAACTCAGAACCTCATTTCAAAAATTATACTTGTTTTGAGGTAATAAAAGAAAAGATTTCATGAATTATTTTGAATATAATGGTATAAAAATAGAAACTAAATTTAAACTATCTGATGAGCAAGACAATGCATTAAAGAGACTTATAGATAAATTATGTGATGATGATATAGTGCCTATTACTCTTAGTGGTAGTGCAGGTACAGGTAAGTCGAGCTTGATAAAATATCTTGAAATATATCTAAACAATAGGTCTCCAAGATATTATAATTTTATTTATGCAGCACCAACTCATGCGGCTACTGTCTATTTAGGTCTTAATCTTGGATATTTACCTTTTACAATACAAAGTATTGTGATAAATAAATATGACAATAAACTAAGGGAATGGGTAAAAACTTTTAGTAACAAGTTTTTGAACTCCTTAGACTTTACAATGAAAAGTGTTCTTGTAGTAGATGAAGCTTCTATGTTATCCTGTGAGGAAGTAATGGTGCTTCAAATACTTGCTCAGAAACAAAATGTACAACTTGTATTCTTAGGGGATAAAGCTCAACTGCCTGAAATAACAACAAAGAAGCATAAAAATATATCTGATGTATTTACAAAATTTGAACAAGTAAATCTAACAAAGGTACATAGAACAAATGATGATGATATACTTAAAGTACTTACAGAAATAAGAACTAATCCTGATGGTATACTGCCTGTAACTACTAATACAAATAGGCTTATATATTATGATAAGAGTCAATCTAAAGACTTCTATAGTAAATTCATAGAGAAATTCAATGAAAATAATCAGGGTACAGTACTTATAAGCTATACTAATAACTTTGTAAAAGAGTTTAATAAAAAGGTTAGAAAAGATGTCTTTGGTAATGATACAGACGGTTTAAATATTAATGAAATTATAGTTGGCTATGGTGGTTATAACAATAAACAAGTTAATGGATATAATCTTGCTAATTCAATAAAGTATAAAGTAACTGAGATTGAAGAAAAAGAAACTTTTGTTATTATTAAAGGCTATTCAGATGTTGTTGATAAGATAGACCCAAATATAGCAATGATGAGGACTAATTACTTACCTTTATCAGAACATGATAGTATAATTATAGATAAGTATAACAATCTTGAAGTGTTTGAAAAAAACAATCAAACAGTTTCTGCTATATTCCGACAACTATACCAACTAAAAGAGATAGTTCTAAAAAACAATAAGTGGTTAGATTATTTCAAAGCTGTTGAAAAAGTTACTTACAATCTTAAAAGTATTGATTTAGGCTCTGCTTATATCTACATACCTGAAGAAGACAAAATGTTTCTCTTTGATAACAATAATGAAATTCATAGAAATGTAAAAAAGAAATTTCCTGAACTATACATTGATAAAGGGATTGATTATGGTTATGCTATAACCATTCATAAATCACAAGGTGCTACCTATGAAAATGTATTTTTCAATGCTATGTCTACTGAAAACAACACAAGTAAAATATATGAGTTTGATGAAGTAGTAGGTACTGAAGGTAATGCTCTAAACTATGTTGGCATGAGCAGAGCATCTAAAGAGTTACATGTTCTACATGGAAACAAAATAAAAACTGTATGATTGATGGGGAGGGCTTTTTAGTCTTCCCCATTTTTTTACCTTTGCACAAAAATTAAACATGGCAAATCCTAAAAACTTACTTATAGCTGTATCAGGAGGTAGAAGCTCTGCTCTAATGGCACGCCACATACAAACACACCCTAAATATGAGTTCTGTAATATGTAATAAATTATACGTGTTCTGTAATACAGGTATGGAAAGACCTGAAACTTTTGAATTTCTCAAAAATATTGTAGATATTTGGGGTATTCCACTTACTATGATAGAAGGAGATTATTCTAAGCAGAAGATAGGATATAAGATTGTTGATTTTAATACGGCTGATATGGAAGCTAAAGTGTTTAAAGAAATGATTAAACATAAAACTACTTATACAGTTTATAAAAGTGTTCCAAATGTATCAGCCCCTTATTGTTCAAGTAATATGAAAGCTAAAGTATCTAAAGCTCTTGCTGATGAAGTTTTTAGACCTAATAATTACGTTACCGCAATAGGTTTTAGAAAAGAGGACATGCCAAAAAGAATATCTTTTGCTGAGATAAAAGAAGATAAAAAAAGAATATTTCCATTACTTACAGATTTCAATCCAATTATAGGACTTAAAGAACTTGATGAATTTTATGATAATAACCAGTTTAAATTGAAGATAAATTCTAATTTGGGTAATTGTGAATTGTGTTGGAAAAAGTCTCAAAAAAACCTTGTAGAAAACATTAAATACGGTACAAGATTCATAGATTGGTTCAAAGATATAGAGAAAGAATATAATTCAACAATGTTTAGAGAAAGAAAAAGTATAGAAGACTTAGTTGAAATGGCTAAGCAAGATACTTGCTCTTTCAAAGAAGAAGATTCAGACGGTTGTGTTTGTACATTTTAGGTTTAAGTATTAATTAAAAAGGTTAGTGATTTCTCACTAACCTTTCTTTTTTTTACTTTATTAAACCTTTATCTTTATAACCTTTCAAAGCTCTTTGATATTTATCCTCTCTCTTATCATTCTTACTAATCTTACCAAAGACTTCTGTCATTCTCTTATTTACAGCATACTTTAATTTATCATCAGTCCAACCAGGATTAGTTTCCTTCAACTGTTCTTTTAATTCTGCTCTATATTCTTTTCTTGCAGCATATATTTCTTTATAGGCAGCTTCTTCATTTGACATAAACATAGAGCTTTTCACATACCAAGGTTTTTTATCAAATACATCTTTTTGTAAGAAAGGTAAGGCTCCTTCAGTAATATACTTACTAAAAGTTCTTGGAGCAGGAGTTAACTGTGTAAAAATAGTTTCTCCCATTTTACCAAACTCTCTATTATAAAGGAGTTTGACTACTTTTATAACATTACCAAAATATCTTAGTACAGGCATTTTTGATTGCTCCTCAACAAATAATAATGGATCTTGAAATATCCTATAGTTATTTACAGTATTGTTTATTTCATTTATAAGATAATTTCTAAAAGTTGCTTCATCATCGTCATCATCATCAGCCCACTCTCCAACCAATTTAGCAACTGTCATACCTATGAGAATAAAGTTTAATTGAATGGCTATCTCTTTTGCTGTAGCTCTTAAACCTCCAATTTGTTCAGGAGTTAATGTACCTTGAGGAACAAAACCATCCCACTCTCTTTTTAATAATTTTCTATCTAAAACAAATTCAAAAGGTAAGTTTATAGAGTTAATCACAACACTCTTAGCAAAAGAAGCCATTTGACCTACATTCAAGATTCGTTGCTTTGTATTACTCTTATTCTTAAAGCTTTTATACAAACTCCATAAAGTAAGTCCTGCCATAGTACCTCCTATTACAGTAGCACTAATCGGGCCGAGACCTAATGAAATACCTGTTTGAATAGCTGTAGCAGGTAATAAAGCAGAAGGATTATCAATAACATGTCTATATCTACCCCTCATATTCTTTTTACCTGTAATAGAATTTATACCTTCACCTGAAGCAAACCTTTGTTGAGCATGGTTAGCAAACCATCTTTTGAAAAGCAATATACTTTTTGTAACAGGATTCTTAGAAATCAACACGGTATCAAGCTTCTCATAGTTACCTTGAGTGGAAGATACAGCAAGTTGAGCTTGTGATTTGGCTACAAACATTGAATTATTTGATAGATTTACTCTATCTATTTTGAACTCCTCCCAGTTTCTGATGTTCTCTTCTGTTCTATAGGCATCTTTTAATACCAATCTACCATCTTTCAAGTCATATATAGTAAATTCTTGCTTATCTAAATTAAACACAGGTTCCATTTCACCAGTCTCTTTGTTTAATATTTTCATATCTCCTAATACTGATAGAACAGCCCCTCCTTGATTCTTAAACTCTGGTAAAGCTATAGACCATGCATAAACTAAATCTTCCAAATGATTTAATCCATAGTTAGTATCTCCAACGTTCTTTTCTAATACGTCTTTTCTATCTTGAATAATGTTTAATCTCTCAAATAAAACAAGTGCTTTGTGTATTTCAGTAAACTTTTTGTTAGCTGTAGGACTTATTCTTCCATATTTAGAAGCCATTTTTATTGTATTGGCAAAAGATAAAAATCTATCTGCTTTTAAGTAATTTCCCGGTGTCCAATATTCACTTGTTTCATCGTTTACTAAGTTAGTTAAATGTCCTTCTGTACGGTTTCTAACACCTCCAACAGGACTAAATGCCATACTACTTGCAATCATAGTCTTCATAACACCACTTATAATACCAGCACCTGTCAAATCAAGACCTAAGTTTTCTAATTGATTTTCTATGTCTTTCTTGAAAGCTTTCTCAAATACTTCTTCAGTAATTACCACTTCAGTATCTCCTTGTATAGCCGTAGTTTCCCAATTACCATTAATCTTTAGTCTCTGGAATCTAACACCATCAACTACAAAAGAATATTCTCTTTCTTTATTGTAACCTTTCTCGTATAATTCCTTTAATAAACCATATACCTTTTTTTCAGATTTAGTAAGCATCTTTGGTGTATTCTCATCAAAGAAAAAGTTTATTAGAGGTGTTTTAGATGCCTTCTTGAAAGTCTGTTTAACTAATTCTTTTCCTGATAGTTTTACACCTTCCCAATCTCTTTCTTTTGTAGCAATAGTTTTATTCTTTATAACTACATTTATATAGTTTTGTAGTTTCTCTATAGCATTTGTTCTTACTTTACCATTTTCATCTTTTATCTTTTTAAAAAACTCCAATAATAAATCAGCAACAGGAGCTGTTTGTGTCCTTGCTCTTTGAAGAGCTGTTTGGTCAAGCAAAGCATTTGTTATGAGTAACAAGTCATCAGAATAGTTTCTTAGAATTTCCTCTGTGGCTAAGTCATGTATTACTTCATTTATATCTGTATTAGAACTAAAATTAAGGCCTATTTCTTTAGCTCTTTTTCTAACTTCAGCTTCTGACATTGAATTAAATACTTTCTTCAATTTTCGTATCTCAGATTTAGTTCTATCCGTATAGTTAGATACAACTCCTTCTTCAGTCTCTGTATCTATAGTGTTTTGATAAAACCATTTTTTCATTAAGTTTAATCCTTCACCAGCAAGTACCTTACCTTTAACTAAGATATTCTTCTTACCAGCCATAAGTTCTGCTATAGACTTATCAAACTTACCGAAAGACATTCCGTACAACTCATAGGTAGGATTGATATAATTGGTATATGCTTCTTTTATCTCTTTCCAAAAATTAAATGCAGCATCATCAGATAATATATTATCTCTAAACTCTTTAGAATAATATCCTGTCTCCTCATAAATTTCTTTTCCTGTTACAGGGTGATAACCTACTACCTTCTTTTCTTTAGGTATAAAAGCAATATTACCAACAAAAGGTAGTGCAGACTTCTGTTCTCCAGTTTCTACATCATTGTAATAGATTATTCGTGTATTGCCTTCAAAATAGTTCTCTATAAAGACAAAAGGGTTATTTCTAATAGCAATCTCTTGTTTCTGACTGTTAGTAAGATTACTATCTAAATTGGTTATCATAGAATTATACTTCTCTAAGTTCTCAAATACCTTATCTAATATAATGTCATAGACTTTACCGAGACGCCTTTTCAACTCTTTCTCATAAGTGTCCATTTCAGTATCAGAAAACTTGAAGTGATTGCTGTAAATTGAACCATACATATTCTTTACAGCCTTTAGCTTTCTAAAGTCTATTACATCTGTATTTTCATCTAACCAATTTAACTTAGCATTTTGTCTTTGTGTATAAGACTTTAAATTAGGATTACTCTCAAAACTATAAAACTTCTTTAAAGCATCACGGAACTTAGTAGATGTATAGTCTATTATATTTCCTGTCAAAGCTCCTGATGCACTTCTTTCAAAGAAAGGTTTGAAACTCTTATTCTTTAGTTTCAAGAAAGCATCTCTCATTCTAACTTTTAAGTCATAAGCTTTATTTTCTTCTTCATAGTTATAAGACTCCATATATGACTTTATAACCTGTGGTATGGCAGTATCATAATTATTTGATACACCAGTACCTAAAAAGTATTTATCCCATATATCAATATCTGATTTAGCTTCTAATACACTCTTTATATCTTCTTCTGAAAGATTAGAGTTCTTCAATATACTATTGTGAAAGTTTATATCACCAGCCAACAACTCTTTAGCAATGTCATCTAATTTATTATAGTACTTCTGTGTAAGTACCCTAATTGCCTTTACTAATTGACCATATAATGGATGTTGAGAGTTTGCTATATTATAGTTAGAAGAGGGCGTATTATCATCAAATTTTAAACCATTTACAAACTCAAATATAAAATCTAACCTCTCTTTGAAATTCTCCAAATCTACCCTATCTATGTTATCCAAAGAGTTGTGCATATACTTCACAGTATTCAATATAACAAAATAAAGATTATCTTCTTCCTCTTTTTCAAGTATAGCAAGGTCATTTTCAAGACCTGATTTAATCAAATAAAGTTTAGATATGTTTCTGTTAATCTCATCAGTATCTTTAGTTCTATCCTTTCTGTCTTTAGTCAATTTCACAATAGCTGATTCAGTCTCTTTTAGAACTTGTCTTTTGAAGTTTCTAAATTCAGCAAAACTATCAGTGACAGGAGGCTTTACTTTTTTATTAAATTCTTGATACCTTGAAGGAGCAATGTCATCAAAGAATACAACATTTTCATTGTTTAAGTTAGGATTAAAGATATCTAATTCTTGGTCTATTGTCTTCTCTTCAGGAATAACTCTTACTCTTAACATCTCATTGAGACTACTGTAGATAGATGGAGCTATGTTTTCGTCAGTTATATCTTCATCTATAGTAGGACTTTCTTCTTGTTTAACAGCAAACAATACAATTTGATTATCTGTTAAAACACTTTGACCCAATTGCACACTTGGATTCTTCTTTACAAAATCAATGAGCAGATTTACTATAGAAGCTATTTCAGGGGTCATATTCTCATTGTTTGGCAGTACAATTCCTTTGCCATTTAAGATAGTAGCTATCACATCACCAGGGAATAACTTACCCTTGTACTCAGACAAGTAAATCATATTAGGGTTATCTTCATCTCCTTCTAATACTGTTGATAGTTCTTTACTTACATAAACATTTGAATTAGCAGTTTCTATAACACTACTTTCATGGCCTATTACATCACTATCTACAGCAATAACATTCTTATATTTCTTGTCTTTTACTTCATTAGGTGTTTTAGCATAAGCATAGTTTACTTTATCACCATTCTTGGGTGAGTTCAAGAACTTAATATTCTTATTCTTCCTCTCGAACTTATCTATCTTATTCAAATCTTCATCTTCATAGGTCTTTGAAAAGATATTATAATCCTTAGTATCACTTCTATAAAAATGTACTTTACTCTTTTCACCATTCTCATTAGTAAGTTCTAATTCATAAAAATCAACACCATCCTTATTTAAAGGAGTTACTTTATTTACTTTATAGTCAGTGTTGTTTATATGTATTAAATCTCCTTTATAGAAGTCTTCCATAATAGTAGGCTCCCCAAATAAAGAAAATCTAACCTCATGGTTTCTTAAATCTCTATTGTATTCACTTGTTACTATGACACTTTTTCCAATAGAAGCATTCTTAAAGTTATTTACTACTTTTTCTTTATGTTGGTCATTTCCTTGATCAAAGACTATTTTTTGGCCTGAATTACTGTTATCCTTATAGCTGAATCGTCCATTGTTCTTTATAAAAGAGTCCTCTTCTTCAAAGGCAGTATATTGATAATCTTCATCAAACTCTTTAAAGGTTTCGCTCCTTTTTGAAAACTCGTCGAGATTATCATATTCATTAATCAAATAATATAATACTTCACCATAAGGTATATCATCTTTAGTAGTAACTTTAATAGGCTTTCCTTTTAACTCATTGAAATCTTTTCCTCTTAGAATAGAAGTTTTGAAATCAGGGTCAAATACAAATCTATTTACAAGATACGCTATTTTGCCGTCTCTATCTTGACCATAATAGTCAGACTTAACAGAACTTAAATCAACATCAATACTATCTCTTTCATTAGAAGTAGTTACTTTATCTGAAAAATTATTAGATTGTACTGCTTTTAGAATTTGTTTTACTTCACTACTATCACCAAATAAATCCATGTTATATTTCTTGTCATCAAGCAATAATCCCATCAACTTATTCTCATAGGTCTTTCTCTCTTTATAATTAGTTAAATTACTACTACTTAATTCTACGAGATTTTCTTCTTTAAGTAATGAAAACACCTCTGCATCATCAACTCTCTTAAAAGTTTTAGTATCATTGTTAAACCTATAGAACTCATTAGTTTCCTTATCATAGACAAGAGTATCTAATTTCATTATTTTACTTGATAATTGAAATATTCTTCTATCAGCTTCATTAGAGAATTTTGCAGGAAAGCCATCTTTATCTCTTGAAAAATCTCCTATTATAATTGTTCTCTTTAATTTCTTGTCTTCTTCTTTTCTCATTCCATAAACTAACTTCAAATAGTTATTTACTAATCTTACCTCGTCTTCCTTAGCAAAATCTGTCTTGAAATTAAGAATGTCTTTTAATTCATTTATGATACCTTCTTTAGTCTGATTTCCAACATAATTACCCTCTTTATCAAACGAAGGCATATTGGTTTGACCATTTATATCAACATGATAGCCATTCTCAGTTTGCATGTGATTTTTAGAGAACAGTCTACCTAATATAGACTGTTCTCCAGATTCAATCACTGTTTTATTTTTTAAGTCACTTGTTTTTGTATAAGCAACATCTAATAAACTCAATAAATTCAAAAAAGTATCCTCTCTGTACTTTTTTCCTTTAAATGTAATGATACAATTACTCATTATTCACACTCTCTTATTATTAAACCTTTTTCTAATAAACTTTCAAACTGTTCCTCAGCAGGAGCATTAATTTCTTTCATAGTATTATATAAATCCTCAAAGTATTTTTCAGATTGCAAATATAGTAAATAATCTGAATTTGTCATATTATCAACCTCTTTTAAAGCGGCCATGTCTTTCTTACTGTCCATTAAATAAGCATTCTCAATAAGATTTCTATTCTTTATCTCATCATCTGTCTTCTTATTTAACATGTCAAATACTGTATTCTCAGTTACTTTAGAATAAGTTGAACCAGTTATATATCTAAGAGCATTGACTATAGCTTTTACAAACCTTTTCCAGAGAGTTTCCTTACCTATTTTTGCATTATTTAGCTTGTCTTTAAACTCATCAGACATCATAGCACCAGCTACAAATTCTTCAATATTATTCATATAATAATGACCTTTCAAATCTTTTGATTCTTTAGCCTGATTATATAGAGTAACTAAATTATGTGCATATAAAGGAGCCTGTGATGGATTCTTTAAATAAGCAAAACCTGTCTTAGTATTCATTTCAATATGTTCTGCCATATCATGTACTGTGACAGCGTGTACTACCTCTTCCATTACAAGGTTTGATATGTACTCCATTGCAGACATTCCTTTAGGCATTGAACCGAAAGCAAATCTATCTATGACAACTTCCTTATTTACTTTATCATAGTAAGCAGGATATCTTTTAACTACAGTATTCCCTTTAGCATCTGTGTATTCTCTTACAGCATCTTTTACAACAACTCTTACATTATTCTTTCTAACAAAAGGCATTAACTTCTCAGCAATAGCTTTATGTTTAAAGTTTCCTGAAGCTATTAAATTATCTAATAAATCAACAGCTTTCTGACTTTCATGTAAGAAATGAAGGACGCTCTTGCCATCTACTTCTCTTGCACTAATTAGCTTTCTCACCTTGTTCATACCACTGGTTGCTCTAAGGTCTGTAGTAACACTTCTCTTATCAGCAATCTCCATATTGTAGTCATTGAAACCAAAGTAACCTAATGTATCAATTCTCCTATATCGTCTGTTTTTATCGTCCAATTCAAACAATACATATCTATCTTGAGACTTATCATTAGTGTTTAATATGTAAGCATATTTAGGTAGGTCTTCAATGTTAGTATCTTTTTTCAAGAGTACCATATCTATTGAATCAGTATGTACAGGTTCAACTCCTTCACCCAACTCATCAAATTTTGCATATCTATAAGACCCATCTTGTCTTACTGACCTTAATCCATACTCTTCTATTTTAGAAGCTAATCTCATAATACGTGTAGTTCTATGAGGATTATGTTGGAAATACTGTCTTATAAAGACTTCAGGATTTATCTTATCCATTACTCTACGCAGATTCTCATTCACACCAATTGTTGTAAAGTACTTTTGAGGTATAAATTTTCTAATACCTATAGCTTCACTATTTCTACCAAACATTGCATATTCAACCAACTGCTGAGCTATTACTCTTGGAGTGTAAGGGATGCCGTTGAAAGTACCTAAATATGTAGTGTTGTCATTCAATAGAGAATAGAAACTATCTTTCATTTTCTCATTGACATCTACATAATTATTCTGCTTATTATAAGTAATTAATGATGGTCTACCGTTTAAGAAAACACTAAATTTTAAACTATTAAGCAACTCATTACTTTCAAAGAAAGCTCTTAGTCTTTGGTTACCACTGTTCTTTATCTTCCTAAGGATATTAGCTAAAGATGTGTTATCAGCTGTATCAAAGAATAGACTTCTTTTTACTTCTTCAATATTTGTACCTTCTTTAAACAAAGGAGAAGAACTATAAACAAAGTCTCTTAACTCATTTATAATTTCATATTTTTGCTTAATCTTTTGCTTTCCATACTCTTCACCACTACTTTGTTCCATGATGTTATTTACTATCTCCTGTATTTTCTCATCTTCATAAGGAAATACTTTTTCCATCAAAGCCTTAGAAGTAGTTACTGTCTGTATCAAATGCATACCTTCAGAAGTGGTAGGCTTTACATAATAATCACCAATATTGTAATATCCTTCATATACAGCTTGATTATTAAAAGGAACACTATTACTGCTTAGTTTATCAGCTATAAAAGTTGGAAAATCTTCTACTTTTACAAACTCACCAACAAGCTCTCTAAGATTATATATGTCAGTTTCATCAACTCTGTTTAGCTTATCAAGAACATCAATAGTATTGAAATAAGAAATACCTAAACCATCACTAAGATTCATCATATTGGTAAATCCAGTAAGAGCATTGTTTTCTTTTTCCATCATTAGGAATAATTTCAATACTGCTATCTGTGTCTCTGCACTTGACCCCTCTTCTGTAAGGTTATAATACAATTCTTCTGCTGTAAGCTTTGATGTATACTGATTTAATAAAGCATCTGGATTATAAGACTCTTCAGATTCGTTTTCACCTTTTGGATTTTTAAGGACATTTTTTTCATCTATTTTATTAGAATTACCTTTTACAGCCTTATAATTCTTTACTATCTCATGACCTTCACCTAACAACTCAAACTGCTCAGCAAATAGTTTATGTACTATATCAGCTTTGGTTGTATTCTTATCCTCTATCACAGAGTTGTTTTGTTCCATCATCTCAACATATTTCTTTATAATAGGTTGAGATATTAATAATGATGGTAGGTTTATATGTGTTGTTGATACATCCACATCTTTACCCTCTTCAAACTCTTTCTGAAGAGTAGAAGCTTTCTTTAAAAGAACTCTATTTCCTTCAGCATCTGTGCCGTATTCATCTCTGAATATATGTACACTACCATCTTTAAGTTTAGTATAATGAAACTCAGCATTTACAAAACCTCGTCTACCAAAATGTATAAAAGCATTAATAGTGTATATATTTTCATTTCTCAAATACATTACACCAGCTTTAACGTTATCCACAGCAGAGTTTTGGTTTTCTGCATTAAAGTTTGATATGGTTGTTGTACCTGATAAATCATTTGTAAGACCTAATTTCCCTGATGAAATAAGCCCTCCTATATTAATACTTCTATTAAAACCTACTTTCTTTTTATTAGGCAATCTTTCCAATATAGCCTGTAACACAACAGCAGATGAGTGAATAGCAGTTGCTGTCTTACCTGAAGCACCTGATTTCATTTGGTCTCTTTGGTAGCTATCAGAGTTTAATGAGAAGTATTTCTTATCATCTTCATTAATACTATCTTTATTTACAGCATCAGATATAATATCAACAGCCTGTTGAGCCTGTTCAAATGATAATATCTGATTTATCTTTTGCTGCAAATTAGTATCAGTATTTAGATAAACAGATTTATAAATGTTTATCATTTCATTCTCTAATACCTTTAACTCGAAAGCTTCAACTGCTTTTTGTGTTGGATTCTTACGACCTTTTAAAGCTACATTCTCTCCTGAATGAATCAAATTTCTAAGATTAGTACGAAGAGTTTTCAACTGCTTCTTATCTAAATTCAATTCTCTTAGAATCTCATTTAGTCTCATGAAATTACTTTCATAGTTCTCTGCAATTGCTTTAGAATAATTAGCAAATTTATCAGCGGCATTCTTTATATTACTATCAGTACCTTCTTCAAAAGTTAGTAGTAAATCTATAATATCATTCTTTATAGAATCTTCCTCTTCTTTTGAAAGCTCATCATATTTTACTCCTTCTATATTATCCTCATGATAATCTCTTCTTTCTTTTAACTCCTCTATTTCCTCAGTTAATTCTTTTATCTCTCCTTTTAGAGTATTAACTACTTCTGCATCATAAAATAGGCTGTTATAATCGCTATAATTAATTTTTTTAACTTGACCTTGTTTATTGATAAAGTAATTCAATTTATATATCATACGCTTATCCACGTCAAAGTCTTCACCAAACTGTTTAGTATGCTCTTTTGGAACTACTACTAAATCTCCAGCTTCTTCAGGTAAGAAACCAACTACTCTTACAATAGCACCCGATTGATGAGATGAGGTAGGAATACGGAATGAGAAGTGTTGTAACAACTCAGGGTCTATCATATCCATTCTTAGAACCCTATAGCCATCTTCATCTATATAACTATATTTCTCATCTGTAAGATCTATAAGCTCATAAGAACCATCTGCTTTTTGTTTTCTGAATTTACTCTGAATAAGTATCTCAGATTCTTTTAGTTTCTTCTCTGTTCTACCTTGATTATTTCTTTCAGCTTCTTCTAAAATAGCTTGTTCGTATTTAGCTTTAGTTTCATCAACATCTGTTCTATAAATGTACTTATCTAAATCATTATTTAAATAACTTTCAAAGTCATCTCTATTTTCATCAGATACATAGTAACCAAGTTCCTCTAACTTACTTAGCTTATTCTTTTCACCCTTTAATGATTCAAGAGCCTTTCTAAATTCATCTATGTCCTTACCTTTTATTTTTGAGAACTTGTTACCTTTTTTATTCTTTCTTAGAATATCTATAGAATCAACTCTATCAGCTATTTCTTCTATGCTTTTTTTGCCTTCTTCTATTCTCTTAGCTACTGCTTCATTAGGAATGAATTTGAAGTCAAAATGGGTACCTTTAAGCTGTCCTCTACGACTTGTATCAAGCCAAACAACTCTTGACTTAATACTATCTGATAATTCATTTATACCAACAAATTCAAAACCTTCAGAAGAGCCTACGACATGGGCATTTCCTGGCAGCTTTAGTTTAGTCATTCTATTATTGACAATAGCCATCAATACTTGTTCAAATTTATTAGAGTAATTAGATAACCATATAGGAGAATTAAAGAAACTCTTTCCTCCTTCTTGTATTACTTCAATAACCTCTAATAAATCTTCAGGTAAATCTCTTGCTTCAATCTCTTCTTTTAATATCTTACTCAATTTCTCGTAAGATTTTTCGGGGTCTAACATCTCTAAAGTAGAACTATCAATGCCCAAATTTGAAAGAAGTCTTTCTCTCAATAAACTTGTATATTTATGGTCAAGAACCTTCTTTATTTCAGCTAATTCTTCTCCTGTTATAAATTGTCTGCTACTCTCTTTTAACTGATAACCTAATGAGTTTAGAAAGTCAGGTGAGAACAAGTTAGGAAATATACTATTCTTATTATGAGCTACATCATTAGATAATATCAGTTTCCAAATCTGATAACCCATGCGTATATAATCTTCCATACCATGAGCTAAAGCTTCCTCTGTATGGTAAGGTACATCTTGCTGTATTCTAAAGTACTCTCTATCAAGAGTCATCATAGACTCTTTAAGCATACCTTCACCATTTTCATTGTATAATGTATCAACACTATTATTATAGAAATGGTCTACAGTAAGTCCTGAGCTTATAGCCCCTACTTTATTAGCTGTCTGATAAGAAATACGTACATTCTTACCTTCTACTGCTTGAACTCTTTCAAGAGCTATCCTTATCTTATCTATCTTTTGACCTGCTGTAATCTGTGGTAACAAAGGAAATGAAGATGATTTGATATACATAATCCTATTTACACCATCTGTATCAAAGTTATTACCTGTATAAACTGGTTTTATAGGTTGCATAACAAACTTTAGCTCTTCCTTGTTAAGTTGATTTTCAGGCAATAGTCTTTTTTCTTCTTCTAAGTTATCCCAAGCACTAAGCTTTTTATAAGCACTTTCATATAAGGCTTTATCCTCATTAGACAATCTTCCTTGTCTCCATATAACTTCCATGTGTTCTTTCCATGTAGTATACTCCTGAGCATCTGTACCTTCTATCTCAAAGTAACCTTCTATTTCAGGGTTCAGTCTCTTTAAAGTTTTAATGGCAGCTTCTCTTCTTTCTAAAAGACTTGGATTATTACCTTCCTTATGATTTATAAGAGCTTCAATTAAATGAGGATTGTTGTAATTGTCAGAATTAATACGATTTATTTCTGAATCAACAGTATTTAATTCTTTCAAAGCTTTCTTGTTTTCTTCTGATACATGACCATAAAACTGTCTTATATAACTTTCTGATACTTCTGAAACAGACACAGGGTCATTTAGGAATATCTGTATATACTTATCACCCTTACTATTAGCCAAAAGGTTACCAGGGGCTATAAACATAGCTTGACGTTTGGTATTATTCATACCAATAAGTTTAACCAATTTATAGTAATCAACAACTTTTTCTCCTGATTCAGTCTTCTTAGTATATTTACTTGATGATGGTGCATATAAAGCAGGGTCTCCTGTTATAGTCCTATTTAAAGTCTCATTATGTAAGAATTGAGCTGTAACGAAATTCAAAGCCAGCAACTGCAAAGATTTTAAATCTGTACCTTCTATCTCGTTTGTAACTCTATTCTTATCTAAATACAAGGAAGATACTTTCTTAGCTTTTAGATTCTTATCAATAAGACCATAATCAAAGAACTCTCCTGTGTTATTAGCAATATCTATTTTCTTCTTCATTTCATAATTAAGGTAATCCATAATTACTTTCTTAGATTCCTCTAATACCTTTTCTCTAAGAGCAAGAACTAAACCATCTTTACCATTGGCTTTCTTAATTACATCATGTACATTATATAATGTACCTCTAAATTCTACCTCTATATTGTTTAAGCCAACAATAGAAGTAAAGTATTTAGCAGCATCATTATAACCTTTAATATTAGTTGAATTTCTATAAGTTTGTATGATTCTGTCAAATTCAGAGCCTACCACTTGCTCTGCTATAAACTCTAATACATCATCCTTTAGACCAACACTGCCTGCTATCTCATAATCAATATGTTTTCCTGTAATATTTAAAGTGGGTACATTATATACAAGCATTTGACCCTTATCTGATATAGCAGGGTTAAACATCTTTATAGTCCTAAACTCTATATTACTATCATATACTTCTGAGGTATAAGCATTATTCAATGCTGAAAACAAACCTAACTGTAATACTAAGGCATCTGATTTAGACAATTGGTCTACTTTAAGCTTATCTAAGTTAGTTACTTTTACTACTTCATCTTTAATGGCTTCCAAAGAAACAAAATCAACACCTAAATCCCTTGCTATCTTAGGATTAGTCATTAACATGTGAATCAAGTAGTTGTTTCTTGAATAAGGTGTCTTTAATAGCTTTTCAACAAATTCATTGTGATAGTTGCCTTCTTCATCATAATAACCCTCTTTTAGCTTGGCTATATTCTGATAAGATACCATCTTTTGAACAGTACCTTGTATGGTTTTCTCACCTACTCTAAAAGAAGAATCTACAGAAAGGTCATTCAATTCAACTTCCTTCTCAACAATTTTCTTTATACTTTGTGTTATTTTCTTGAATATATCATTCTTTTCATTTAACACAACATCTTTCTTAGCAGCTGCAAAAGCTCCATTTAGAAGATTAAATAAAGAAGCTTGTCCAACTAATTTAAATTCTTTACTATCATACAGTTCTTCAATAGTATTAGCACTTACATCTATACCTAATTCATTTAAGAAGCCTACAATAGCTGCTATTAGTTTAGTCTTTTCTTCACCTTCTTTATTCAACTGACTATTGTTCATAAGCTCTTTAGTAACTTGCATATAAGCATCAATAGTCTCTGTATTATACTTCACTTCTCCATTTTCTACAAGAAATAGCTTCTCATTACTATAGAAGTTATTTTTAAACTCTGTAAACATGTCAATACCTATCCTATTAGAATTGGCATTCATTATTCTCAGTGAAGTTTTACCTGTGGCATCTACTTTATGTAATAAGAAATACATATTGAGCTTTGACTGAACCATCTTATACAAAAACTCATTCTTCATTTGCTCAGACATGTTCTTTAGCTTCTCTGCTATCTTAGCATAATTACCTCCTTTTGCAGTTAAAGCTTCAATAACTTCATCTATATTAGAATCAACTCTTGTAGTCACTTCTTTAGCTAAAGAAACAGCAGAGTTCAAATCCATATAAATAGGCATTCCTAATTTATCTACTATGATATTACCTTCTGAGTTAGTCATCGGTAAATCAGAGAACATCAACTTCAATTTAGTAGAAAAAGAAGTTAATACATCTGTTTCAAAAGCTGTTTTACTATAACTTTTTTCTACCTCATCACTGTTGTTATCTAAATTAGTGTCTAAATTTTCACTTGTTGCAATATGAATACCATCTTGACTTTCACTCATCAGAGCTTTAAATTCTCTACCAAAGAATATACGTATTGCTTTTGTAAGAGTGCCTTCATTTATGTCATCTCCAATGAGTTTATGTACTTGCTCTTGAGCATTCTTGAACATCTTTACAAGCTTCTTGCCGTTTCTAATAGAATTACCTATAACAGCTTCATCTACATCTTCCATCTGTTCAAGCTTGTGAATATCTTCTTCTTTTTCAAGTATTATTTGCTCTAATATATCTAAAGTATCTTGCTTTAAATTAGCAAGCATTCCTTTTAGATTTATACGAACATTTTTCTCGTCTAAATATCTTTTTTTAATTCTTGAAATTAAAGTGTTTATAAGCATCTTCTGTGTTTCAAGATTAAAACCATCAATGATATTAGCTGAAATAGTCCATAACAAATCTAACTCTTGTGAAGTAGGCATACGAGAACTTGAATAAAGACTCTGTAATTGCAAATCTCTTGCATCTACAGTTTCTTTATCTAATGTATCGTCTTGTTCCTCTTCAAAAGTTTCTTCTAATACTTCATCAGGGTCTACATCTCTACCTCTTACAGGAACTAAACCTTTTTCTTCATAGATGACACCAGCAAGTACATTTGCCTTTTTCTTTCTTAGAATACCTATTAATTCTTCATCAGGATTTTCTTTAGCAGATTCTTGAGCTATTAGTTTATCATACTCATTAACCAACATCTGTTTCTGTTCAAGAGTTAATGAGGTAGGGTCTATATAAGCACTCTTTCTCTTCTTTAAATCTTGCTTTTGTTCTTCCTCTTCCTTCTTCTTCTCAGTCGTTTTCTCTTCTATTTTTTTGATAATCTTCTTATCTCTAATGGTGTTTCCTGTTTTCAGATTTATAACTCTACCATGGGCAAGTATAAAATCAGTATTAGCAACATTTACTACTTTAAAATCATCAGGATTTCTCTTTACATGTTCTATAAGTATTTTATTCTGTTCTTTTTCATTTGTTACTTCCTCAAAACCATTCTCAGTTTCTTTAAAGAATTTACCTTCACTATGATTATAGAAGAAACTTTTTCCATCAATCTTATATTCTTGACCATATTTCTTCTTTATAGTTTCAGGTGTTTCTTTAAAAGTCAATTCAACATCTTCAGATGTATTATTATCAAAATTAGCTTTACCCTTAATAGTGATATTACCATCATTACCTATAGTTACACTATGAAGCGTAAAAGAGGTTGATTTTCCTACTTTCTCTTTTGACTTATAATCTAAGTTGCCGAGAATATGTTTGTTGAAAAATTCCTTGTCTAAATCAATAAAACTTTCTTGAGAAACATTTTGACCTGTTTCTTCTTCTGACTTTAAAACAAAAGTAACACCATTCTCATCTACGGTCTTAGTTACCTTAAATTTTGAATCCTTAAATTCTTCCTTATCAGATACAGAAGCTAATGCATCAAATAAAGTATTAGCTCTTTCATTATCTGTTTTAGTAGCTTCTTTTATTTGAATACTCTTAGGATTTACTTTAGATACTTGACCTGTTTGAGGGTCAGGTTTATTAAAGTGAGATAAATCTATATTCTCTATCTTAGGTAAGTTACCACTATTAGTTTCTTTTACTTCATAGTTGAGTTTAGGTTGTACATCTATAACCCACTTTTTAGTAGGTTTTCCATCAGAATCAAAAGTATCTATTTCATACGATTTGACATTACTCTTTAATCTGTCTATAACAAATCCTGAATAATCATTATTACTATTTCCATTCTTTGTCTGATAAGGCTTAGCATTACCATCTTTATCTATAACAACCATAGATAATTTAGTACCCCTCTTATTGTTTCTTTCTTTATTATTCAAGAAATCTTTAGAAGGAGAAAATTTCATGTTTCTTATTACACCATTTTCATTAAAGAAAGTAAGACTAAGTAACTCATCAATAGCACGATAATGTTTTCCTTCTATCTGTTTTCCAATAGGAATACCTCCCACTTTACTTGGGTCTACGTTTCTTCCATCAGCCTTGTAATGAATTTTTAGCTGTTTCCATTTCTCATCATAAGATATGTATATTTGATTATATGGATACCTTAAACTACCATCTCCATTTACAGTAGTTTTATCAGTAATCACATGTTGGAAATCAGAGTCCCTATCCATTACAGAACCAAACATAGACATGAATTTTACAGGTTCTTTAGTAGGGTCAGGCAATTGATTATCATAAAATAATCTGCTTATATTCTTTACCTTTTCTTCTGTTATACCATAGTTCTTTTCTAAGTTTAATCTTACTTCACTATTACCATTTTGCCATATATAAGCTAATATACCATATTTAACAGTATTATATATCTCATCATCTACAAGCTCTGCTTTAGCAGGGTTGTTTGTAGTGGCTATAAAAGCAACTTTATTGCCATTAGAAGTTTCTCTCATTTCAACAACGGCACCTGAGAAATTTGCATCTGCTTCTTTTCTAAACCCAACAGAAACATTATCTATCTGATTACCTTTATTGTTTTCAGCAGTATATATTTTACCATCAGCTCCAATAACACCTATTTCAATCTTACCTCCATTGGCTTGTGTCAAAGGTTGACTATTATTTACACCATTCCTATTTAGGTTTACAAAGTGTCCAAAAGTTCTTTTACTAATTACAATCTTTCCTCCAACACCATTCTTACCAACTAAACTTTGTCTTGCATTAATAATGTTCTGCCTACCTAATTTAATTACTTCATCTTGAACTTGAGTACCATATCTAAGTGATATATTCTTTTTATTATACCAATCAGCATCGTGCAAATAGAATATAATTTTATCTACTCCTCCAATATTCTTAGTAGCTATCATAGGTACTTTATTATAATAAGCTTCAGTACCTTCCTGAACATCATATTTTTTCATCCAATCTCTAAAGAGTATAGGACTTCCATCTACATCAGATACTTCAATATCTAATGCATTAGGAGCTATTGTAACAGATAGTTCTTCACCTTCTTTAATTAAATCAGGGTCAAGAATCAAATGATTACCTATATTCTTATTTGTAGATAGAGCATCAGTTTTCTCTATAACTACTCTTTCACCTTCTACTTCTCTTACTTCAAAATCAATATGCCTATGTCCTGCTTTTAAAGTTGGGTCTAATGTTTTACCATCTTCTTCAACTGTTTCTAATACAGGTTGTCCTTCAATAACTATGGTAGAAGAAGTACTTTCTGTCTGTGAAGGTGCTTCTTCATTGAATTTAGTAACTACTGTAACAGGAGCTTGTGCAACGCCTTGATTTCTGAAAGTACCTAAATATTCCCTTTCAGGAGTGTAATACTTCTCATAAAAAGTAGCTTTATTATCATCAGAAATATCATATCCCATAGCTCTAAGAGCTTCTGTAATTCTATTAAAATGAACTACTAATCTTGGATAACCATATATGTTACCAAACATTTCATACATTTTCTCAACAGGCACTTGTTCTGTTGTTTGATTTATATGTCGATATTCATCTGCTGCATACTGTAATTCTTTCATAAATTCAGCTACAACAGGGTGTATTTTTTGAGTTGTTCTTACAGTAGCATCAGAGTTCTCAGAATAAATAGATGGCGCAATAGTAGGGTCTAAAATTACATCATTAACAGGGTTACTTATAGCTTTAAGTACTAAAACACTTCCTCTTTTATCTACTATTATTTTATTTTCTTCATTTGGTTCAATAAAAGATTTTGTTCTTATTTCTAAATCACTACCATTACTACCTATTTCAATAGAATTGACTACTACATTTTTCTTTTCTAATTTATCTTTTAAGTATTGTAAACTTTTATTTAAATTCTTTAGAACCTTATCATCAACTTCTACGTTTTTTACCTCTTTATCGTTCTTATCTAAGAATGTTATGATTGCTTTTTTACCTTCAAAATGTAAAGATACAGTTTCAACAGCTTTATTATTTACATTTTTTACTAATGATTCAAAGGTTTTCAATATATTTGAGGTTAAGCTTTTTTCCTCTGATATAATGGTGTTTAAGTTATCTTCTGCTTCCACAGCATCAAAATACTGTGACCTTTCAGTAACGTGTTGTTGAGTTAAAGAACCTTTTGATTCTTTGTCTGTGTTATTCACATTAGGTATACTTGGGTCATTCAAAGAATTAACAGCAGGATTGGTGTTTCTCAATCCATTCTTTATTTCTCTGATTTCAGCTTCTATATCCTCATCTAATACACTTTCATCAATCTCTTTTCCTTCAATATCTTCAAGAAAAGCATTCATGTTCTCTACGAATCTCTGATAAGCTAAATCATCTTTAGCTTTCTCTTTAGCTTTTTGCTTGACTAACTCTTCTGTAACAGTTACTTTCTTATTAGTATTTCCAGGGTCTTGAGTTCTGTTCTCATTTTCTTTTTCTTTATTGGTAATTGCATCTTCAAGTTCTTTCTTGAAATCTTCCATCACCTGTCTAATACCCTGTCTTACTTCTTCTTTATCTTCTTCAGAGGATACTTCACCTTTCTTAGCTCTCTTATGTTCTAATTGAAGCTTTCTATAAGTCTTTATTATGTTCTCAGGCTTTATAAACTCTTCATAATCTGCTTTTAATTTGTTCAATTTCTCTTCAAAAGACTTTTCATAACCTTTTGCTTTTAAAGTGTCTATTATACCAAAGAAAACTTTGTTATCTGTTCTGTTTATTTCTGCAATTTCTTCTTGCTCTTCAGGTGTCAGTTTGTCTAAGAAATCTTTATTTACATCTTTAGTTCCATCAAATTCTTTTATTTTTTCTTGTAAAGAAGGAGATAAATTACTAAAATCAGAAGAGTTTAAGAATCTTTCAGCGGCAATATTACCTTCTTTGTATTTCTTCTCTAAGTTATCTATAAACCATTTCTTATTGGCTACCATAGCTGCCATATAGATGTTTCCATTTGTATGATTTTCCATAATATCATACATAAATTCACGGAACTCATCTTTTCTTGCTATAAGCATTTCATAGTTTTTAGCTACCCTATCTAACACACCTTCCTGCATTTCCTCGCCATTCTCATCAACAAGATTCATAGCTTGAAGTTTAGCAGTGTCTTTGTTTTTAATAGCATCAACTACTTCTTGATAATGTTGAATCATAGCCTGTTCATACTTACCCTCTTCTCCATTACTCAAATCAGAACCAATAGCAAGCATGTGATTATAAATAGAAGACCTTTCAAGCACATCATCTAACTGTTGTTGAAAATGAGCAACTACAGCTGCATTCTCTTCTGTAGGATTAGCTTCATGATTACGCATAGCCATACCATGCATGTAAGCTGTTTTTTGATAATCCTCAAAGTTCTTTACTTCTTGATTTAGAATATCGCTGTAAAACTTAGCAAACCTTTTCTCTTTACCTTTCTCAGCTCTTTTTTGTAATGCTCTCATAAAAGATGTAGAGAAGGCTCCTAATATACCTCCAGAGACTGCACCAGCTATAAGAGCTTCCATACCTCTGTTATCATCATAGTCTTGAACAAGGCCTGTTGCTTTTTCAACACCTTGACGAATTGACCATTCTTCAAAGTACTCTTCTGCTCCTTCTGAAGCCATCAGAGTAGCTAATTTTAAAGGTTTTCTATAAAAGGCATTCTTTATACTATTGATACCTAAAAGTTCATTAGCACCCTCTTCTATACTGTTTGAGACGTTACCTATTCTTGCAGTCTTATTAAGAGCATTTCTTCTAAGAAGATACTCACCTGTTGAAGCTAAAGCATCATCTGCTCTATTGGCAACACCACTTGCACTCTTAAAAGTAGCTCTAAATGCTTTCATTATAAGAAGACCTTGCATGGCATTTAAAGCCATTAAAGGTACAGCTTGTCTATTCATGGAAGTTCTATAAGCTACTCCCATCTTTTCTTTTATAAACTCATCTGTAATATCAGAATAACCTTTTTCTTCTATTTCTCTTTTACGCTGTGCTTCATAAAAGTCTTTTACTTCATTAGCTCCATCACGAGAGTTCATAGCGGCATTTCTAAAACCTTGCCACATCTGACTTCCTATAAATCCAGACCCTGATAAAACAGCTTTAGTATACTTACCTAACATGGCAAATTTAGCACCTAATCTTGTGGCTGCTAAACCTGAACCTAAACCTCCTGTTAAGTAAGCAGTACCTATAGATTCAATTAAACCTTCACCTAATAAACCAATAGAAAAAGCTGTTGTAACAAGACTATCACCTACAGAATTAGTATTATATATCTTCTCCGTCATATCAGGCATCTCTGGAGTCCATCTTGTAGTCTCACTACCTGTAGCCCAAGACCATGCCCCAGGTATAGTATCAACAATTCCAGCAGCAGCTTCGTAAATACCTCTAAAACTTTCTTTACCAAAGTTCTTCAAGTATTTCATTCCAGCACTCTTACTATCTAAGCTGGTAAGAGAATAAGCACCTTCACTCTTTTTTAGTTTGTCTACTATATTATCGTAATCATCATACGCATTAACTTCTTGACCATATCTATAGACATCATCAATTAAATCTTTAGGAATATCATAATTACCTACATTAGGTCTGTCTATTTTCATTTCTCTGAAAACATCTTTACCAGACCTATCTATGGCTACATCTTTACCATAATGCTTATCATAGAAGTCTTTTACATCTTCTCTGTCTTTTTGTGCATTACGTGTAGCTAAATTAGATAAAAACTTATCAAAAGGGTCTTCACTCTTAGATATATCCTTATCAGATTTTACTTCAACAGGAGGTTCAAGCAAAGATTCTTTCACAGATAAGTTCTTTACTTTAGTTTTCTTATTACCTTTATTTTTACTTGTAGTTCCTTTGGTTAGTATATCAGAAAGTTCAGTATTTTGTTCTTGCTCTTGAGATACACCTATTGGGTCTTTAGCTATGTCTAAAGGGTTCTTTAAATTTATCATTGTACTTTCCATATACAAACTTATTTACTTTTGTTTTTTAACTCTTCTAATTTATTATAATAAGCTTCCATTCTATTTGCCAAAGCCATTGTAACATCTATTAATCCATGGTCATTCAAATTCTTATTTGAAATATTATTTATATTCGCAGCACTAATCTTTATTGAACTATCACCTGAATTTTTCAATGCTTCTTTAGCTTGATTTGATTTAGGTATTATTCTTACCTCTGCAAAACCATCTACAACAGAAGGTATAATATCAAAATCATCATTTACATATACTTTTCTATTTTCACTATAATTAGTGTCAGTCATTCTTGCATTTAACTGATGATATGTTTTAAGGTTTATATAAGGATTTCCTTGTAGTCTTGCAAAAGCTTCTCCGCCTCCCATAGTCATAGCTTGTCTGAACATCTTCATATCACTTCCGCCGACACCTTGTTTGACTATTCTAAGTGTTCTAATAGGGCTGTCTCCTTTTTCAGATTGAATACCTAATTCAGCTAATTGTTTAGCTGATACTTGTGCTTCAAATACAGCTGTATTATCATCAGAATTACTGTTTATAAGGAATTTTACGCCTGCTTTTTCTAAGGCTGCTATATCTTCTCCTGTTAAATCTAATCCTCTCTTGAAAGTACCATCTTTTCCTCTTCTAATAAGGTCATTATTACTAATCTTAATTGTTAATGACCCTGGTGTATTAGCAAGTTGTACAGCAGCTTTATTAATAAATTCCTGCCCTTCTTTATTTAGAGAGCCAAAGTTAGTACCAACAATTCCAGTTTGAGTCATTTTATCTTTTTTTCTTTCTTGGAATTTGTTAGCATTTAATAAACCACTATCAACATAACCTCTCATATTATCTCTCCAACCATATTTTAATTCTCCTTTTGAAAAGTCTTTCCCTGTATTATCTAAATAATCTTTATGTGCAAGCATAGCAAAAGGAGCTTGTCTCTTAAATACTTCTATAGATTCTTTCTTCCTTAATTCATCTTTCTCTTTATCTGAAAGCTTATCAAAATTAGAGTGTTTAGATTTAAGTAAAGTATCCATGAAATTCTTAGCTTCATCAGTTGTTACTTGTCCTTCCTTGTTTAAGGAAATTACACTATTTTTAGAATTTAAGCCATATTTTCCTGTTACAGGTAATTTTCCTTTATTACCTTCCATATACATCTGAGCAGCTACTCTCATCCATGTATTAGTATCAGCGGTACTCATATCAGTACCTAAATTAGTGCTAATTACTTCTAATACACCATTATAGAACCTTTTCTTAGTCTCTTCAGAAGCATCAGGATTAAGATATGTTTTACCTGTCTTAGGGTCTTTTAATACCATTAGTTGTGTTACATCAGCTCCTGAGTTATTTTCAGGTGTAACCATCTCTGCAAGACCAAGATAACTTTCTAAAATAGCTTTATTTGCTTCTTCAGGAGTATATACATTACCATAAGAAGAATCATAATACATCTGACCTAACTTTCTTTTTTCTTCTCTATCTTCTTTAGCTCTTTCATTCTTATCCTTCAAAGAGTATTCTAATTCCATTAATCTCGCTTGATTATCATGAATATCTTTATCTATCTTATTCTTTTCATAAGCATAAGGCAAATAGGTAGAAACTATACGATTTAATGTATCCCCAGCTGTTCCATCAGGATTAAAATAATTACTCAATTTTACCCTATCAGATTGCTTCATATAGGATACATATTCAGGGTTATTAAGTACTTTACCGAGAACATAGTCTCTTACTCTTTCTTTAGTAAGTTTCTCTTGTCCCCATTTAGTTTTTACATAAATATAACCTTGATTAGATAAATCAATTTGCTCATTTAAATCAGCAACCATCTTAGAGATTTCATCAACAAATTTAGATTGGTCTATTTCCTTTAAAGCTCTCTCTTGTTGCCATTGTCTTACTATAGAATTACCTCCCCAATTACTCCACGCTTCATTCTTTAAAGCATTACATAAAGCAGGCTGTGATTCACATATTGACTTATTAACCTTATCCCAATTATGATAAGCATTATAAGACCCTTCCAGAGAAGCAATATCACCCTTAGTTTTGCTAAGGGTGTATTCTCTCTGCAATGATTTTAATTCATTGTTATATTTAAAATAATTAGTAGGGTCTGCTTGCATTTTGGCAATAATGTCGTCTGCCTTAGTTTGAAAATAAGATTTAATCTGTCTTGCATTCTCAGTATCTTCATCTGAATTAAGGTAATTAAAATCTATATTATACAAACTATCAGCAACAGCTTCTTGCTCTTTATATTCTTTATCCTTCTTTTCAAGCAACTTCATTGCCATATCAAAGTCAGGATTATAGATTACATCATTAGGATTTAAGAATGTAGTCTTCTCAGTATTATAAAATCTTCCCATTTTAGTTACTTAACAAATATAATAAATCATTGATGCTATTTATCTTATTATCTCCAGTTTTTTGTAGATAATAGTTATAATATTCAAGAACTTCTTTTTCATCTTTTAGGTCTAATTTCTTACCTGTCTTTATCTTATAATCAGAAGCTATATCTTTCAATCTCCTATTTATAAGTTCACTATTAGGATAAAATTCAACTGTTCTGTTGTGTACTTTACCATCTTGTCCTTCAAAAGGAACTATAGCCTTTTTTGTTTCGCTGTATCTATCACTACTTACAAAAGGTACATAATCTTTTTGCTCAGGAACTGCATCTAAAGTCTTTCTACCAGTTTTTTTATAGTTGATGTACTGAAGAGGTGACGTAAATCTTACTCCTTTATCAGTTGTTTTATTTTCCCAACCTTCAGTGGAATTTATCTTATTCCAGTCAACAGCATCTAAATCAACTTCTTTTCCATTAGAGAATTTAAACTTACCATAAGTACCTAATTTTTCTGCTTTCTTAGATTCCATATAGTAGTTTATCAAGTCATCATCGGTAATATCATCGCCTACTTGTTCTTTAACTTTATCTATCTGTTCACTATAGAAATTATTCATATCTTCTAAAGCAGTTTTCTTACCTAACATTGCTTTTGTTTCAGCTCTTGAACCGCCTGCTATTACAGGGAATCCTTTAGTTTTAACATCAACTTCTTCTCCTTTATTGTTGTAATATTTACCATCAATAAACTCATAACCTTCTTCAGCCACTTTCTTATTCCAATCTTCAAAAGCACCTTTGTAAGAACCTAAGAAACCTTTTTGTTCTGGAGTGTATTCCACATTTCTCTTAGCTTTAAGATTACCATTTGAATCAATTGAGAATATTTCAGAACTTTCATCAACAAGATTTTGCTTGTAATTTCTTTCTTTAATATTATTAAGATAAGCGCCCATATATTGAGTAGATTTATTTCTTGTCTCAACATCCTTCTGTAATTGAGTGTAGAAATTATCTCTATCCTTTCTATCATTCTCATCTCTTAACTGATTGCCTGTCATTACCATCTTATCTTGTTGGTCTAACATTCCCGCTATCTTACCATTGATATTAGCAATTTGATTAGCATACTGTTGATAAGCCTGATTATCAGCCTGTCTTTGTTGAGCATCTATTGCAAGTCCCATAGCTCTTGCTGTATTAATACTTCTTGCATTAGCATTTGTATTAGCTCTCATTGCATTAGAGTTCAACTGATTATTATGAATAGCTTGGTCTAAGTTATTTTGGAGGTTCAATTTTGTCTCTTCCATTTTGTTTAGACCTCTTTGCCCGTAGTTCTCATAAGGGTTGATATTTGGTGTATCTCCTGCTCTCTGTTGCATTGTTAGTTCATAGGGGTCATGTCCTGCTTTGTAAGCACCATACATAGAAATCATATCACCTAATGTAGGCATTTTATCCGTATCAATTCCCTTGACTCCATTTACAATATCTTTTCCAAAATTACTTAGAGAGTTACTTACTTTACTCAATGAATTACCTATTCCTCTTCCAAGACCTCCTAATGAATTAGATACATTTTGTAATAGTGTAGGCTCGTTTTCTCTTTCCTTTTTATAATAAGTTTTCCAATCCTCTTCTGTCATTGGTGTCCAGTTACCTGTACCTTCTACATCTCCAACATATTTTGGTGTAGCAAGTGTAGGTGCTTGTGCTACTTGAGCTATTTTACTTTGAAAAGGATTTACTTGTCTTCCATCAAGAATTGGTATTTGACTGAAATCAAGACCTCTTTCCTCTTTCAAGGGGGGTGGGTCTATTTCACCCCCTCTTAAAAAAAAGGATTTCTATTTTCATAAGGATTTACATATCCTCCTGCGGCAAACTGAGGTTGTTCTTCATAAGCTTCTTCCATACCTTCTGAATAACCCATATTTTCTCCTTGACCATAACCTTGTTGATATCCTTCTTCCATACCCTCTCCATAAGCTGACTGTTGCATGGCTTGAGCTTGCTGCATGGCTTTCTGTTGTTGAGCCATCTCTTGTTGTTGGTGCATATAATTCATATATGCTAAATCTTCTTCATCTTGTTTTTTGAAATCCTTTACTGTTTTTTCGTAAGTTTTCTTGAGCATCCTATCATTAGGATTAAGCTCCATTAATCGTTGTAATTTGGCTAAGTGCTGTTCTCTAAACTTCTTTCTGTCAGCCATTGTTTTACCGTCCATACCTTTTAATCTTTTTGAATAAATTTGACTTCCTTCAGGTACATTCATATCTATACCCCCTTGTTCATGAGATGCTCCTTGCAACTCATACATATTACCATTTGGTTCTTCCACTACTTCTTGTCCTTCTGCTTCAATAGGGACATTACCTCCAGTAGCATAATTCTTAACAAATGCCATTAAAGGATTAGTACCTTCTGTAAAGTATTGGAAAGTTGTTTTCTTCTTTTCAGGCATCTTATTAGCACCATGTTTCTTTAGATAATCATACCCATTAGAATTAAATGTTTCAAGCATTTTTTTGTCTTTTTCTGAAACCTTACCCCCAGTATCAAATCTCAGATTATCAGAGAATTTTGGCTTATAAAAATCCTCATAAGGGTCTTGTGGTTTATTAGTGAAAGATTCTATCACAGGCATTAAAGCCTGAGCATAAGGTAATGCTTTTACTGCATAACCTAAACCTTTAGCAATAGTACCTCCAAAACCTCTTTGCTGATTAGCTAAAGCTTGATTGGCAAAATATTGTCTTGTAGCTCCAAAAGATAAGTCAGGGTCAAAGACTAAGTTAGAACCTTGATTTTGAGCCACTACATCATCATATAACAACTGATAGTTATTTCTGTTATTAAAGATAGGGTCAGTACCTATAATAGCAATCTTACCATTACCTAAATCTTGAGTAGTATATCTTCCTTTAAACCTTAATGAAGGTTTCACTTTATCATAAGGAGTATAGTAATCTTTTGTAGTGTCACTTTCCATGAGATGATAACCATCATAAGTACCTCCAACAGAATCATCTAATTGTTGTTGACTGTGAGCATACTCTTCAGGTGTCATATTAACTCTTTGTCTTATACCAGCTCTTTTGATAGTACCTCCTGTTGGAAAAGTAGGTACATTAGGCTTATAGTTAAACCCACTATAATTAGGGTCAACGAAACTGTTTTGTGATGTGAAATTCATTGTTGTATTCAAATTAGGTAATTGAAATTGATTAGCTCCTGCTGAGAATGCAGCAGGATTTATAGTTGATGTATTATCAGATAATGTATCATCAGAAGGATTGTAATTAAAACCAGATGAGAAGTTACGAGTTACTTCTGTACCTAAGTTTTGTGTCATATTCTTATTAGCAATACCTCCTGCAATACTTCCAGCTAAACTGCTAACAACACCTGCTGCTTGATACCACGGTTCATACTTTTTATTTATCTCATATTGCTTTCTTGCTTGAGCTATATTACCTCTTGCAATAGCTTCACTTGGGTCTGATATTGATATAAGTGTACCACCATAAGCTCTTTTTTGTCTCTTAGCCATGTCTTAATAATTACTTATATTGTTATTCTCACTCGCAAAATTAAATACTAATTTTACATCTGCAAAATTATCAAAAATCAACCTAACTACCAAAAATTTATTTCTGAAACTTTCAAGTTCCGCCCATGCCTTATTGGTATCTAATGTGTCATCTTCTAAAACCTTATCTATAAACTCATTACTATTTCTTTCTGATACGGTAATTTTATTACTATTAAAGAAAGGTTTATCATATTTAATTACATAATCTCTTATATCATTAATTAACCAGTCACCTTCGTTATTATCTATGAGAACTACTCCATTGTTAGTATTTACCACTTGTTCAACAGTATAGGCATTCATATCAGACAAGTCTTTTACTTTTAAATTCACAATACCACTACACTGTCTTGTATTGTAGAACATAGCTTTATTGAAAGTAATATATCTTTGCTCATAGAACTCTTGTTGCTCTTCACTATACTTATAAGCATTAGATATTACTCTTAAATGATTGAATATTTTATTAATAATAGGACTATCATTATTTACATATTCTACTATATAAGGGTAATGCTTCCCATAAAATGTCTGATACTTATCTCCTGAGTTTTGTAAGAATATTGGATTATTCTCTATTACATTTTCATAAGAATAAAAGTTATCATTCATTCTAAAATACATAGCTGGTCTATAGCTGTGATAAGAAATCCATGTATTAGTTCTTAGTGAATAACTTAATGTCCAAGAAAGGTCATTATAGTCTATATTTTCCACTTTCTTTACATTGACATATCCAAATACAAAAGAATCTAAATTGTTTGAAAAGCCATTAAATACAAGCCTTTTATTCCTAATACCTTCATACTTCAATGAAATAGTATCTTCAATATCTGTTTTATTAACTACTCTTCCTTTACTATCTACAAATAACATATTATTGAGTAGTTCTGTCTTATAAGGAGTAGCTAATACACTTTTTAAGGCTTTGACTATATTCTTAAAATCATTCACGAAATATATCTCATTCTTATCAAGCACTACTTTAGTCTGTGACTTATTCAAGTCCTCATTTTTGAACTTAAAATCTCTTTTGGTAATAAGTATCCTTTGGTTTCCTTTGTCCCAAATAAGGATAAAACCTGTACCAAATAGATTAACAGGATTATCTTTATACTCATACTCTTCTCCCACATTACCTCTATAGAAAGCTTCAAGCTCTACATCTATGTTATTACCAAACCATTTAGATATTCCTACATCAGATATAGGTGTTAGCTTACTATCAAACTTATAGACAGTACCTTCCCTTTCACTTACAAAGAAGTAGCCATAAGGTGTCATAACAGTAGCTTCTCTATGTTGTAATCCAGCTGAGTTACCATTCTTATCATTGATTATTAGTTGAGCAGGTAAAGAACCAAATTCTCCAGTACCTATGTAAGATACTACCCCATCTGTAATACGCTCTTGATAGTTGGTAGGCTGCATCCAAAGACCCTCTGTAGTATGAATATATAACCTACCATTGAAATCAAATATATTGACTATATCACCATATTCTCCTGATATATCTTTATAGTTGTTAGGTAACCATCTTGTAAAGCTATCACTTACACTCTCTACAAAATCTTTCTCAGACCAATAGAACCTTTGAGGAAAAGTCTCTATACACTCAGAACAAATAGTATATTCAAAAGGTATCATGTGATACTTCTTTATATTACTTGTTACAGAATAGTCTCTATTGGCTATAAAAACTATAGGTTCATGTGTTCCCCTATATTGATAGCCTTCTTTTCTATCAGGATTGGATTTACAAGATTTATTTATAAAGAATTTATAAACATCATTTTGTAAATCTCCTGCTGAGTTAACCCAATACATAGGAGAAAACTCTGTTCTACCTCCAACAACTTTATTAAAATCAGCAACGAGACTATTAAAATTTCTTGTAAACCAATTTCCACCTCCTCTATTAGGTTTAGCTTCTATAATATTATTTATAGTATTATTATCTATACTTCCTCCTCTTCTTATATTAGCCCAATTCAATCTTATATTGTTGTAATAATTAGGCATTCTATTAGTAAAAGGTCTTAGAAAATTATCAGGTTTATCTTTTAACTCAGCTCTTAAAGGAAAGTTTATATCGGATTCAAAGATAAAATCTCCTAAAACTTGTCCATAAACAAATATTGCATTATCAGCAAAAGGTCTCTGTTCTGTATCATCTCCTTTACCAACAAAAGAATAAAAGAATAAGTCATCTCCAAAAGTGTTCTTTAAACCTTTTTCATATAATTCTCCTGTTAGTTTATCCAAATCAAACTGTTTTACCATACCTATGATACCTGTAGTCATTAGATAAGCACCACTACCAATAGCTCCAGCTATTAAGACACTACCAACCATAGATACAGTACCACCAGTAAATATAGCACCAGCTACTACTAATACAGCACCTACAACTGCTTTAAAGAAATTAGCAGCAGAACCAGCAGCTGCGTGCGCTCTTTCTGTTGTTCTCAAATAAGATGATGTAGTATGCCTATATCCTCCAACAAAGTTACCCCCATTATAGTTTGTTATGGTTTCTTTATTTGAAAATTCACTGTGTATTTTTTCATATTCTGCTGTTCTAAAATCTTCATAGAAATCTTGATTATCTCTTTCTATATAACCAAAAAGATACTTTTTACCACTTACAGTCATTTGACTCTGTAAATCGTAATCTACTTTATCTTTCATGCTAAAGAACAAAGCAGTATTAATCATATCTAAATTACACAAATACTCTTTAGTCTCTTCAGTATATTGAAAAGAATAAGGGTTATTGAAATTAACATCAATCTTGTCTTTTGGTATTATATACTCTTTATTAAAGTTCTCGTATGTTACAGTTGTATCTCTTATTATACCTTTTAAGTCTATGCCATCCGAATCTTTTGTATAATTACTTTCTCCATCTGCATTTTCTTCTTTTCCATCTACGACATCGTTTATATAGTAACCCCCTACTGTATTCTCAGCATTTTTATAGCAACCTATAATTCTTAAATGTGAAAAGCCTTCATATAAAGTACCATAGAACTTATTATTCATTGCAATTACATTAAATGATTTATTAGAGAAACCATTTGGTTTATAATAAGCAGAAGGTCTTTCAACATGTAAATCCATTACAGAAGAAGCTGTAAACTCACCCCAAGTTATTGTTGGTATAAGAACACAACTATCTAATATTGTTTTATCTTTATCTTTTATTTTTTGCTTTACAATGTAATAACCTAAACATTCCAATCCAGTTATGTCTTTACTTGGGAGTTCTATATTACTAAAATGTACTCCAAGCATATTGTTGACAAATTTTTTAGATGTGTCTTCTTGTTTTTCCTTTGATATGGCAGCTCCAAATACACTAAAAGGCATAGAAACTCTTGTATCAGGATCTTCTATAAGAACATCTTTATAATAGCCCATAAAGTATATATTGGAGTTAAAAACGTTATTATAACCACTTGATAACTCCATCTCTTCATTATACATTGGAACCCTCTCTTTCAAAGTAATAGAATAACTGTTTGATATTTTTCTAACACCATTCTTAGAATCTCCTGTATAATTATTAGTAGTCCCAAGTAGAATTTTATTATAATTAGGGTCTCCACTTAAATCAAAGTCACCATTTGGTTTTAAAGGAATACCTGTATTTGAAGTAACTATATACTCTCTTTTAGTTTCTGTAGTATTTGTTTCTTCATATTCTTCATCAAATTCTTTCTCAACCATATTAGGTACTTCTTCCATAATAGGATTACCTTGTGGGTTTTTTTTCTGTTCTTTTTTTGTGCCGTCTTGTACTATTCTCTTTACTTTTCTTGTTTTCTTTACAGTTGTTGTAGTTTGTTCTATATTTTCAGTTATAGTTGCTCTCTCAAAAGATACATATAAATCTCCAAAAAGTATTTTTGGATTACTCTCATCGTTTTCATTTTCAACAGTCTCTTCTATCAACAAACCATTAACCAAAGAATTATAAGAGACTTCCTTTGTTTTTTCAACTCCTTCTATCTTATATGTTACGGTTATATATATGTTTTTTGAAATATAATCTTCTCCAATCTTCTGGCAGTTAAACTTTTCTAATTTACTATCTTTACAAGCTTTATCACTAAATCCACAAGTATGTACTTTTAATCTATATATACTCATAGAAGATGATTCTTCATTTATTTTATCTATAAGAGATTTATCTAATCTTTTTCTTGTAGGAAATCTGTGAAATCTTACATTTACATTCTCATCTAATTGGTTATTTCTGTAGTCTTTACCCCAATAAGAGTACTGGCCACATTTTTCTCTTTCTGTATATTTTAGAGTTAGATTTTCATTTTTATCATAAGACATTGGGTATATCTCAATTCCATTGTTTTCAGGTTTTGTAACAAAATCACTATCTAACACAAGATCATCTCCATTAATTTTTCCAGGTATATGAAATACAGGACTTTCTACACCTCCTTCAAATAAGTAAACTATGCCAAAAGAATATATTTCTCCGTATTTGAAACCAGTACCATCTATATTACAACTTGGGTGTTTAGGATTATGTCTAACAATAGAGTTCATAGGAACTTTTTTAACAACACAATCTGTTTTTATCTTTGAAGCATATCTCTGTAATTTAAAGAAATTAGTATCTTTCTTTTTTACATTACCAAGAACAAGCCTGTTATCTTTGATTTCTATTGTCTTAGCTTTTTCAATAGTAATACCTTCTTGACTTAACTCAAGTTCTTCTATAGTAGTTTTTTCAATATAATTCTTTCCTGTATATAAAAATGTATTACTTGTAGTAGATACTAAGTTACTTAGGTATACTTCAGAGGGTATTCCTGTTAAACCATTGTAATGTATAAAACCAAATTGATAAAAAGGATAGTCAGTATCTAAATGCTTTATCTTTATTTCAAGTGCTTTATTAGATAACTCTCCTTTTAGTAAATCACCTTGCTTTCCAACATCAACAGAGCCTGCTACATTGTTGTACAATATAGTTAGCTTATCGTTGTAAATATTATAAGAACCACTCTCATATATAAACTTAGTTGGTATCTTATTCTTATCTACATACCTAATCATAAACTTAACACCGCCAACATGTAAAGAACCTTTATAATCTACTACCTTAGCACTCTCTAATTCTATATGTGTCTTAACCTCCTTAATAATATTGAAGTTATTCATTTTCAAATGACCATTCTCTTCTATATAATGAGATATATCATTTAAGTTTATATTTCTTGGTACATTATAATCATCAGTCCAATACACAATTTTCTCACAACCTTTTCTAAGCCTATAAACAGCTTTTATTTGCTTATTTACTTGGAAGTCTAACTTCTTACCAAAAGGAGAAAGACTATCATTTAAAACAGTCCTATAATTGTTTTTCTTACCATTTACGGTACTATTATCGTAAGAGTATTTATCAGACAATAATCCTATCTCACTATTAGTTCCATTGGTAGAGAAGATACACAATTCATTATCTCCTACATATACAGAGCCTATAGGTACATAACCTTTAGGTAAAAAGGCATATTCCTCATTACCTAATTCATTAGTGAGTGTATTCATATCACCCTCTTCACTTTCATTAATAGCATTTAAAGCAAACCTATAAGTGCCTTGTGGCTGACTTATAGGTGCTACATCTGTATATAAACCTTTTGAAGGTTGTTCTATACTATTACTATTTTGATTATATCCACTTTCTTGTTGTTCTTGTTGTGCTGCCATTTTCTCTAAAATTTAAACGTTGTTCTTTACCTAAGTCCTTAAAGAATGAATAGTACTTATTCCTATCAGGAATAAACTCAAAAGTAGCTTCTAACAGATTCTGATGCTCATCAATAGTCTCTGGCATAATCTGCGAGGACTTATATTGCTGGCAATATTTAAGCCATCTTTCTTCTGAGTATTGTACTTTATCCATATATCCTTCTCGTCCCATATACCACAGTTTCTGCATGTATTTCCATGTGACATAGTATGTAATAGCATTTACGGCTATAGTATCATCAGGAATATAAGGATAACCTGTTTCACAATCTAACATAATACGATAGTAAGAGACTAATAAATAACCATCTTTGAAAGAGGTTCTAATCTTATTACCTGAAACTAATGTATATTCATCAACACATGATTTATATATAGTAGCATCTTCTTGACAAACTAATGTATTAAAAAATGAATGATTGGATAATCTAACAGGAGTATATCTTTCTTTGTACCTTACATTAGACAAGAATTTCTCCATATCATTTATAGGCATGCCAAAAGACCAAAAGTTCTCTGTTACAGTAGTTGTAGTTTCATTACATTCTGTACATTCAGAGAAAGTCCTTACAGTCTGTTTTACATGCTTCTTGAAAGTGTCATCTATCTCTTTTTCTTTTTCCTTAATATCACAAGGATTATCGTACTGAAATACATTATCTCTTGCTACTTGTATAATGCTAATTAGACCAAAAGGTAAATCTCCTTGATGATTTTTTATCTCAACTATAGATACTGCTTCTTCAAGAACAGAGGAAGTAGTCATAAATTCCATAGCCTCTCCTACCCATTCTATAACATCAGTTTCTGATATTTCTTCAAGACCTAAATCTCTATAGAGCTTTGCGAGTATTCTGTCTAATGTTGTAAAATTAATCTTTTTTCCCATGTCTCTTGTATTTATCTGCATCTATTATTTGATATTCAGGATATTTCCCTGACTTTAATAACTTAGCAAAATTTCTTTTATTGTTTCTTGTAGGCACAAATATATAAAGTTCTTTATTTTGTGAGAAAAATCCCCTTTTGCTCCAATTTATCTTATAACTTATACCATCGGTTATATCATTGGTAAAATAGATAAACACTTTATTCTCTCTTGCTTCAGGGTCTTCAGCATGTAATTTTTTAGTTTCATGCCAATCAATAAATCTGTTTACTATTCTACCATTATCACCAAACTCTATTTTAGATTTTTTACCTATGATAGTCAAAGAACCGCAAAGACCAGGAAGTTTTACTTTTCCTGTCTCAAATAATTTATTGAATAAGAATTTCATAAACTCAATGTTGAGTTTAGTATATTCAATCTTTTTCATTATGTCTTTAACAGTACCTTTCTTTTCTTTGTAGGTTTTCTTATAAAGCTGATAGCTGCTTGCTATATTAACATGAGTGTCTAATGTAATCATAATTATTTACTTTGTTGTTGAGGTGAATCACTTGTATTATTTGTTTTATCTTCAACAGATTGTCCAAATACTTGTAGTTCTTTTAGAGACATTTCTATAAGTATATCTATCAAATCCATATCTATACTAAACTCTTCTTGTAAGAAATCTCTACAATCACAATCTTTACAATCCTTATTATCACAATACTGCTCAAATTCTTTTACCTTTACAGGGTCTTCAAATAAAGCAGTCATTGTAATATACTTAATTTTAGAAGGAGTAAATATCCAAATATAGTCATCTTGTACAAAGAAAGTTGTCTTAGTTTTGGTATATTTATTTCCTTTCTGATAAGTTACTGCATTTACTTTTAGCTCGTCTAATTTCACCATTCTATCAATAGAAGTTACAGAACTTATCACATGTCCATTTAAACCACTTAAAGGAGCAGGTAATTTATGCCTGCTCCTTAGTACATCACAACCCAATGGAGGTACACACTTACATTGATGAGAGGGTACTTGTATCATCTCAATACAAGAGATAGTCTGGTAATTCCATGCAGAAACACCTTGTTTTTTCTTTATCTCTTGAGAGATGAGCCTACTTCTAACAGACACTATTTTATTATAAATATGTCTGTTAGAGAGCCTTGTATCATCAGAATGTACTCCCTTAGAGTATAATGATTGTATTCTCTGTATTATTTCAGCTACTGTCATTTATTTATCATTTTTACAATAGGATAAGGTACAAAGGCTGCTACTATATCCCACAAATCAATAAAAGTTCTTTTATAGTATTTATCATATAATTCTTTTGTCAAAGCTATTAAAAACAATATAATCAAAGCTATTATAAAAGAATGTATAATACTCAAAAAAGGTAATAAAAATATAAAAGCAAATATATAAATAAGATTACCTATTTTACTGTGAAGTATTTTGTCCTGCCCTTTTAATTTATTTTTCATATTTAAATGTTTTTAATATCAATAAATATTTTGTTATTAAGACCATAATCAATTGTAGCAATACTTCCATTATTTCCGTTTAACACTGTATCCCCTGTGTATATAGCTGCAATAGACCCAGAAAATGTAATAGAACCACCATTATAAACCTTTCTTACAGTAATTGTTGATAATTCAGGCATTGTATTATAGTTCAAAACACAATCATTTGCAATATGTACTTTTCTATTAATATTAGAGCTTGTAATATCAAGAGTAGGAGTATCAACATATATTATTTTTTGTTCTAATATATCTTCAGGTGCAGGAGTCCAATCTGTAGGAATATTTCCTATCTCTATTTTTGGCATACCTATTGATAAACCTTCTACTTCACATTGTACATGTAGTCCAATATTATCAGTTACTCTTAATATTTCTTTATTTGGTTTTATATGATGATTCACAAAAGAAAACCTCCCATTATACCCTTTACCAATATCATAAGATGAAAAATCAACCCAACTCCACACATAATCAAATGTATTATCTACATAATAAATTTGAAATTCAGCTCCAATTCTTCCACTTATTCCCAGTGAAACAAGCTTTGTAAAGCTAATAAATAAAGATACTACTATAGAATCACCTTTATGAATGTTTTTTATAAAATCTTTAGAGATAGGATAACTCTTTACTAAAGAATTGTGTATATCATTAGAATTTAACACATAATTTCTACCCCCAACTTTTATATTAGATACTTTTTCATTAACTTCATTTAATCTTGTAGCAGTAGCAAAATCAGTTAGTGGTTTAGTTTCACCATTATCCAATAATAATCTATTTCCTACACTATTATCATTTATTTTAACACCAGCAACTTTTACATATACATATTCACCACTTAAATTAAAATCTTCAAAAGCAATAGTTCTTCCTATTTCTTTTACTATTGCTGCATTTCTATCGAATAAGATAAAACTTGGCCCAACTCTTGTAGATTTATTATTGTCATCCTTATCTACTGCTTCATAATGAGCAGTTGTTCTTAAAGAAGATTTACCAAAACTCACACCTTCATTACTAAAATCTTCTGCATTTATTTCTAACCAATCTTCACCAGAAGTATCTATTATTGTACCTCCATTTTTCTTATTCCACGATGTTGGAATAAAATCTAACTCAGGTTTATTCTGAACATCGTTCCAATGAATTGTTTTACTATCAACTGTATCAATAGCATTCTTCAAGTCTTGTGCAGTACCTGTATAACCTCCTTTATCTACTTTATCAGCTAAAGCTGTATTTAATTGTGAGGTAGTTACATTACCTCCTCCTCCACTTCCACTACTAATATTGTGAAAGTGATGATATATAAAGAGAATCATATCTCTTAAACTTGGGTCTATAATCATAAGTAATTTTTATTTAAATGTTCAATTAATCTATCTCTATAATCATTTGTCTGATAAAGCTCATAAGTACCATCTGGTTTCACCCATATTAAAGCTCTATTATCTATCTTAAAACCTGTTTGTTCAAACAATATCTGATATAAACTAAGCTGCAACTGATACTTATTAAAAGGGTTATCCTCTAAATCATCAAAAGGAGCAAGTAATCTTTTTCCTTTATAATTCTTGAATAAATCTAAATTTGTCTTATAATCTCTTAAAATTATGTTATCATTTTTACTATCATAAAACACTAAGTCAGCAGTACCAGCTATTCCCCACTTTTCAGAGTACATCTGTAACTCTGTACATAAAGGAACTACATAATGAGGTATCTTATCTAAATAGGTTTGCATTGCTTTCTCATAGCCATTAGATGGTTTACCTTCCCTTGTCTTTACATAGTTCTCTGCAAATAAATGAGCTTTAGTACCTAAAATACAAGAATCGTCTCTTTTCTTATGCCAATCATCAAGCACTTCTTTTATAGATACACCTTTCTTTTTAGCTACTAAGAAAGCCATTTTCTGCTCATCAAAAGGTTCTTGAAAGTCCTTTAATACATAGCTTACAGGCTTCAAATTTTTACCTTTTACTGTGTAACTATGACTTGCTTCATCAAATTTTATTTCTTTAAAATAATCTATTATTTCTGTTTTCATATCTCTACAGGGTCACTTAGACCCTGCAAAGATAATAAAAATAATGGAAACTTAGTTACCTTCAACATCTGTTTCTTCTTCATTTGATTCTGGTAGTTCTTTGGGTTCTTCCTTCTTAGGTTCTGCATTTACTCCTTCTGCTCCTAATTTCTTTTTAGCCATCTCTGACATAGATGTTATAAACTCTTCTAACTCATTAAGTATTTCCTCACTAAAAGCTCCAAAAACTCCACATATCACATATATAGTAGTTTCAGGCAAGTGGAAAATATCTCTGCAAATTATACCTGCTGCAAGAGCTAATACAATAGCAACAAATAAGAACTTTATAAATCTAAGTGGAGACATCTTAACTCTCATTCTATGAATAATAGCTCCTATAGCTCCTCCTACTATGAAGAAACCATAATTGTAAAAAAACTTCTCTATATACTGTGATATTAAGTTCATAATTGTTTATTCTTTTCTTATTAAACTTTCCTCAGTTTCACAAATTGCATAACCAACATCTGGACGAATAAGTTCGGCTTTTAAATAATATTTATCTCTTGGATTTTGAACAAATGCTGTATATGCCACTGTATTATCAACATAAGTAGTCATATCAATAGTTGTTTCAGACAATTCTTTATAGTCAGTCTCATCATAATATCTATAATAGGTTTTTATTTTATATGATGGTAATACATCATATCCCCTATACATATTGATATAAATATCACCTTTATATTTTACTTCTTCATTAGCTTCCCTTTCTGATACTGTTATAGAATAACAATGAGATTGTTCTTGAACAGTATCCTCCAACATAAATTCAACATAACATTTTTTATCAGAGATAACTCCTGTCTTTTTATTCTTTAACTCCACTCCAAATTTGTATCTCAATATACCAAACTTCTTCTGTATACAACCTCTATATACATAATCTGTATCCTCTCCTCCACTTAAAGATTGACTACCCTCTTCATAGACTTCCCAATTTGTACCCCCATCAGGTGAATAATATACTTTTGGAGTTACCTCATAATTATTTTTTATTATATCAGCAAAATTTGATAATCCTGTATCATAGGTTTGGTCACAATTAAAAGGTGTGCCTGACATAGTAGCTCTATCACAATTAAAAGTATCTTCAATGCCTTGACCCCAAACATCATCATCTTCTATAGTATAATCGCAAACTCTTTTGTCAACTTCATAATAATCACTTGGATACTCTATTCTGAACTCTATTTTTACTTTTTTTACAGTTTTATCATGTACATAAACACCACTGTCACGTATAGGTAAAATACCGCCTGTATCATGTTTATATACAAGGGATTCACCTTGATTTACACCATCAAAATAACTTTTTACAAAATAATATACATTTTTTCCAGCAATAAAATTCGTAGAAGTATCATTAGGGTTTAGTTTTAATTTATAAACTATACCATTGCTTCCATTTGGCTCTTTTTCATAAGTTATAGTTGGATTACAATGAATTGTTGGTTTGTTATCTTTTAGTTCTACTGGTATTTCAAAATAACAAGTTCTATCACCTCCAGTATCTACTTCAGGAGGAAGTTCAATTTTAAATTTTACTTTTACAATACCACTTTCTTGATTAGTGAAAATACTCTTTGTAAAATCAGGTAATTCTCCTCCTGTTGTATTAGTTTGCACTAATTCTTCTCCTTGCCAAACATTATTTACAGTGTAATCAAAAAAGTACTTAGTAGTAGTGTTAGCTGGTACTGTAGCTCTTGGTTGAAGTACTACATCAAAAGACCAACCTGTTGGTTGATGTTGTTTATTTGTAATTACTGCAAAGGGACTACACTTTACAAAAGGTTTGTTCTGAGATTCATAAGTAGCTGAACAAACTCTTACAAGTCTTCCATTTTCAACAATAGAAACTTCAGCTTTATAAAATTTCTTTATAGGCTCACTTAGATTAAACTCAAATACATAGTTACTTAATTCAGTAAAAGATTTAGTTTCTTTTTCCCAAGTAACACCATCATCACTCTTATATATGATAGGTTGGTGTACATTAAGATGAACTGAAGATATGTATATATTTGTTGTAAAAGTAGCTTTTTTGCTTGTAGTGTTTATTTCTAATCTTGGACTTTCACAAGAGCAGTCTTCTTCTGCACTATATGATATAGAATCACTTATAGTAACATAACATTCCCCATTACCACTACTTGTTTTTACATTCTGAGGATATTCTATTCTATATTTTATTTCTACATTAGCAGAACTATCATATACCTCAGTACTTATACTTTTTTGTATTGAATCTAATGTACCTCCTATTGTATTGGTATGAACTAATTCCTCATGTCCCCAAGAACCATTTATAGCATAACTCAAATAATGTTTTGTTACACTATTAGCAGGTATTGTAGCATTTGGTTCTAATGATAAATTATAAGTAAAATTTCTACCAGCCCTAACCTTACTAAAAGTTATAGTAGGGTTACAGTTTACAACAGGTTTTGAGTTACCAAATGGTGTTATTTCTGTTCTTTCAGCATAACATTCTGTTTGATTAGGGTTAGAATAACCTACATCATACCCTTTTGGATATTCAATTCTAAACTTAAAGTGTACCTTTTTTACATGTCCTGGAACAAAAATATCTTTCTCTTTATTAGGAACTAATCCTCCTGTAGTGTGTGTATACACAAGTTCTTCAGGTTGTTCTACATCATCTATAGAGTACTTAATATAATACTTTACATTTTCTCCAACTTTAAAATTTGTATATGTGTCATTAATACTAAGTACTAAATGATAATTGAATCCAGCTGCAAGGTCTTGTCTTGTAACTGTTAGAATAGGACTACACTTAACAAGTCTATTTTCAGGAACAAATTCTGAAGGTTTCTTTTGCTCAGAATAACAGTCTAATATTTCCTCCTCGTGGTTATCTAAATCAACATAGTTATAATGAATTGCTATTGGCTCATATTGAAAACCATTTTGTTTCCTAAACCATTCCATGTTTACTTTACCAATAAAGTACTCACCTTCTTGTTTAAAAAAATTAGGCTTATTAAACTCCCCCCCATTACCATCTCCTTGTGAATGTACATAAGCATTTATTCTTGTATCCCAATAAACAACAGTTATAGATACATCTGTTCTGTAACCTACAATATTTGGATTGTGTTTTGTTTTGAATACAAGATTATCCCCTTCTTGATAATAATCAAAAGTTACTGTCCCACATTGAGCTTCTTTCCTATTTACATCACTGCAAGGATTTAATAAGTGTACTAAACTCCTTTCATGAGAATGTCCCATATAAGGTATAGGAGAACATACATCTTTTAATATCTTTACTATTACTTTACCTTCTCTTGCCATAATTACCCTCTTAAACTCATACCATTAAACCTATCTCTACAACCTTCCGATACTTTCCATTTGAAATTAGCTTCTGTATTACCATTACCATTGGCTTGATAAGTTAATTTACCAGCTATGATTTCACTGAAATCTATGATTGCATAATTATTTATTCTTGTACCATTATACCTTAATTCTCCGTCTCCATGATTAACATCATAAATCATTATCTGATTTATCTCTTCATCTTCAAAATCTGAATAATGGTCATTAAAATATCTGTAATCTATTGTTTGAACATTTCTTCCTACATAAAAAGGAAAGTCAGCATATCTTGCTTCTGAGTTATCTGTATGTTTTCTTATACAATCCAAATCAATGCCAAGACCTTCTAAACACCTTTTTACCTTATCAAAATGAAAGTCAGTAGTCCAATCCTTTACTTTACCATTTTCTTCAACAGTACAATTTCTACCAACTTCCATTAGATAAAAACTAATGTAAAAGATGGCTAAAATCTTCTTCAAAAATCTTTTATTAAGCTCACTACCTCCTCTTATCTGTTCATTCAATAAAATACATATAGCTTCCTTAGAAAGGCTACAACTAATACAATTAAGGGCTTGACCAAATTTAGACTGATAATACTCTCCTGATAAAGTATAGTATAAAAGAACCTTTGTAGTTACATTAAGTAGTTTCTTATCCTCTACACAACCATCACAATTACTACAAGGACAGCCACATAATACACTTTCTAAGTCATCAGCAAGTGAAGCTAATATCTGTGGATAGTAAGGAAAAGTTTTAGTAGATTCTCCTCCTAATACTCTTTCATTCTTTTCTTCTACACCCTCTTTTTTTGATTCTACAAATACAAAGTGTAATTCATATACACCTTGTCCATAAAGGTCTTTCTCAGCACTTGAATCTTTTTCTTTTGCTATCTGGTCATTAATTAACTTTTGTAAATCAATCTTTACCTCATTTACATTAGCATTATCTGTGTAAGTTTTAGCAAATAATTTCTCTTTAAAAGTATTATCACAACTGTCTCTCTTTACAAGCCAATACTTGATTAAACCTGTATTTTTATACCGTTGCTCTTTCTTTATTGTTATATTCCAATTCTCTCTTTTTACTGAATACCAAAGCATATACTACTTAATTAATAAAGTCCAAGAGGAGAACTCCTCTCCTACTTGGACTTCAAGTTAATAATAAAAACTACAAAAAACTATTATAATGTTCCAACAACAACTTCAGGTTCAAACTTCTTCAATGCAGTCTTCAAAGCAGTTACTGTACCAGCAGTTGTATTGCTTGGAATAGCAAGAATAAGTTCTTGTGTGTGGTCATATAAAAGATGTGTTACCTGAGTAGCTCGTCCATAACGAATGGAAATCTGAATATATTTCTCATCTACCTTAGCATAAGCAGGAGTATGATATACCTGTTGTCCATAGTTAGACCAGCGAGAGTATACTTCAGGATTGATAGAACGATATTCCAAATGACGAATATCGAAACCACTACCTTGTTCTACTATAGTTTGCTGAGTTACAGCATAAACACCATTGCCCAAGAAATTGTCTCCTAAACCTACTTCAAACTCAGTGTTACGCGGAGTTAAATAACCTTCTTGATAGTTATCTTTTTCCAAAGGTACTGCTTCAAACTTAAAGTCAAGTTTCACATAAGCTGGAGTTGGGCCAGTAAGACCGTCGTTATGAGTATTGATAAGTTTCAATTCACTTTCAAACACCTCATCACCAGCACCAATAGTACGAGTGATACCTGTTACACCAGTGATAGCAGCACGAGCTGTGAGAGTTACTTTCACATACTTGTTGTTCTTCAGATTCTTATAAATCTCTGCTACAACAGGAATTGGGTTAATTTCTTTACATGGGTCAGTACTACATACTTGGCAGTTCTTAGATGTTGCTGTTCCAAAAGCTGTACTCGCATTTACTCCTTCTTGAAACTTAGTAAGCTCATTATAAGCCTGTGTGCGAATAGTGTAATCTTTACCACAGAAGATACTAAAGTTCTTAAAAGTAGCAATCTTGTTCTTTGGATCTACAGGGTCAATTACAGAAATTGATTTTACATTATCTTTTTCAATCCATTGATTAGGAGATTTTACAATCTTACCTCCTTGTAGAATAGCAAAATAAACACGATTAGAGTTATTCAGGTTAGCTACTGACAGATTAGTTTCAGTATCAAAGATAGCAAATTCTCCCTCTGCAAGGTCAGCTAATTTCTTACCAGCGGTTAGAACGATACCATCTTTTTTAGCAACAAATACTTTTTGAATGTCTTGTCCTTGTGCCATAAAATCTTAATTTAATTATACAAATTGGTTTATATTAAGTTTAGCTTGCTTGTATTGGAAATTTGGCATATCCAAATTGTTAGAAGCTATTAGAACAGCTATATCCACTATCTCTCGGTGTGTGTGTTGTGGAAGTTCAGAATCTTGTCTACCAGTAAGCTCCACTTCATTAGGAAGTTTATACTTATTGTCAGGCAATACATCTTGAGCATTGTGTATATAAACTGGTTTCTTTATATAAGTTATATATGCTTTACTTAATGTAGTTACTTTAGGAGGATTATAATTAGTTGGTTTAGGAGGATATACTCTGATACCATTTTTATCAAAAGTACCATTTATTTCTCCCCATTCATAAGAGCTTTCATCATAAGGACTTTCTTGAAACATGTCATCATGCTGTCTTATGATTAACCTACATTTTCTTACTTTACAAATACCTTTCTTAGCATTCACATATCCTCTCACAAAGAACATGTATTCATCAGGTAGTGCTATATAATCATTAACTACATCTATTTCTTTATCTTCAACTACAAGAGTTCTTATATCATCTATATTTCTTTGAGATGTCTCAAAGCCTGTTATCTGATATAATCTTGGAAATGCAACTTTCTTTACAAAGAGTTCTTGAGCTTCATTTAAAAGCCAATCAATCTCTTGTATTCTTAGATTCCTATATTGCTGTGAATCTATCTTATTCAACTTCATTTTGAAGTCATAGTGCATCTCTTGTACTGTCATTATTCAGCAAGTTTTTCTTGTAATTGTAATCTCAATACTTGATTCTTAGGTGATTGTAGGAACTTAATAGCAGAAGACATATCTGCGCCTATAATCAAATCACCATACTTTATAATAGTACCCTCTTTCATTAAAATTCTTGATTGTATAAGTTTTAGAACCAATGTTTCTACAACTATATCTTCATTTTTCCTATCAAGAAGTTTCAAGAAGGCTTCAGGCTTGTCTTGAATTATCTCTTCTAATTTCAAGTCTATAACATCAACAGATTGTTTTGAAAAATCTTTTCCTGATAGAATCAAAGCATAGTTCAATTTCTTATCAGTAGGTAATTTAGACATTTCAATAATTGCTTTTCTTCGTATAGACTGTTTAGAAGCTTTTAGTTCTTCCTCTTCTAAAGGAGAATAAATAACGAATTTAGCATTAGGATATTTATTCTTTCTATACTCATCAAGTGAATTAGCTACTAAATCATTTCCTTTCAAAATATATAATTTTATAACGTCTAATGGGTTATCTGTATCAAAGAAATTAGAGCCATACTGTAACTGTATATGAGATATTTCTGAATCAAAGAATGAGTGTACTTCTCCAACTTTAAAATTCAAATCAAGATTAAATCCTGTTCTTTCCTGCAAATCTTTAATTTCATCTTCACTTGCTGGAAAGGAATATTTCCTCGTTTTAGGATCTATTGCACATTGCAATTTAATAGGGCGAATAATAAAATTCGCGTTTTCATTCTTATACCATTTTTCTTTTTCAATTGGTTTTACTTCTATAACTGCCATAATTCTTGTGTTATTAATTATTATTTTATCTGCTATATTCGTTTTAACAATGTCAGGGGTATATCTAATACCCCCAACACCATGTTAAAACACTCAAATTATTATAGCAAACCATTTGGTTGATATACTAACATACCACAGTTGGAGATGTCATCAATTTGAAGACCTAATTGGTCTGACAAGTGAATTGAGTAACTTTCCTTACTGTTAGCTGGATTGTATTGGTGACTACGTCCTTCAGGGCCGATTATACCACGTATATACTTATAAGTATAAGCATCTTCTACTTCTACACGTTTGATGTTTTCTCCTGATTCACCCTTGAAGTCAAGAAACATATAACGTAGAGATTCAACAAGTTTTCCAGTGATTGGGTCTACTTGACGGTTGTAACGACGGTCATCAAGAAGTGGCATGTGTACAAACTTCACACGAATACCCATATCTGAAACATATTCAGAGAAGCTAAATCCATAAGCATAAGAGTTAGGGTGATAGCTTACAGTTTGCTTAGCTGGATTAAAGTTAGTACCTACAAAACGCCAAGAACCATCTTGTTGAACTAACTGCTGCATCGCTTTTGATGCTTGTGTCATACCATGGTAACCTGTTAAAGCCACAATCTCTTTAATCTCACCTGGAGATACACGAGAGAAGTAAATATCAGAAAGATACTCTTCAAGCAAGTTTACACTGAAACGAGAGTAGTAGTGGTTATTACCTGATGTCTCCAACTGCTCAATAAGTCCAGGGAATGTATCCACTTCATATCCTACAGCAGAAGAAACACCTTTGTTTTTCTTACCATATACAAGAGCATTTTCTTTTTCCATCTCAAACTCTTTAATTAGCTTGGCTTCAATAGCAGGAAGCCACATAGAGTAAGTTTTACCATCTTGTATAAAGTCTACTCCCAAAGTCATTTCATGAGCGTAGTCAGTGATTTCATGTTGCTTACGTACTTTACCTGTTTTATTGTAAAGAGTATAGTAACCACTAAATTGAGTAGAACCACCTTGAATATCTGCTTCAGATGCAGTTGAGAACATCTTAGCCCATTCTTGACCTACTTGGAAAAGTTCTTCAGGAATACCAGCACCCTCTGTAGTTACATACTGTACTTCATATACATAGCCTTGACCTTGTGTTGCAATCGGCCCAGCTTGAATACGACACTGATGTTGTTTAGAACCACGTAGTGGAACAATCACGTCAGAAGGTAAGTAGAAGTTATTGTCAGATTTGATTTTGAATATTACACCACCAGCACCAACGAAGCCATCTACACCTTGTACAGATTCAACAATAACAAGAGGTTTAAAGTCATCTGCTTTTACTTTCTGTTCAAAGTCTTTGTCTTTAATAGACATTTTAGCATTACCAATAAGCGAGTTGAAGGCATTACCTGAATAATTATGCTTAGCAGAGAAAAGACCTTCTAACAGGGGTTTAATCTGTAGTGGTTTCTTTGAAGCTAAGAGTCCCAAGTTATTTCTATCTGTATAGTTTGCATGTCTTGGGATTTGTTTAAACCTAATATCTAAACTCATATTACTTAGTTTTGTTTAACAATTAATTAAAAATATCTGATAGATTTAATCTATTAGTTGAACTTCCACTACTACTATTAGATTTTAATCCTGATCTATTTTCTAAATTACTTTTTACTTGTTTAGTTACTTTAGTCTCTACTTGCTTTTCAAAATCCTTGAAGTTAAAATCATTCATTAACATCTTAGCAAGTAGAACTACTTTCCTATTATCCTGCAAGGTCTCAGCAAGTTTTTTCTGAAACCCTGTTACAGCTTGTGTATCACTAACCTTTATATTACGTTTTGTTATAAAGTCATAGATACCTTGTTTTTCTTTATTGGCTATCTTATAACCATTAATGTCTGAGCTTGTTTGAAGAACTTGTGAAACATTATTTTTAAACTCATTCTCCTGTTGAATAGCTTGATATTTTTTTCTTTCTTGTTCTTCCAACAATCTTTCTCTATCAAGCTGTCTTTCTTGCTCAATACGTTGGTAATACTTAGAGGCTGTATAGGCTTTCTTACCATTGTTTGTAAGTTGTTCTAAACGTTCTTCTACTTCTTCATCGTCCCAACCTTCTCTATAAGCTAACTGGAATCTTATAATTTCATCTTGGAATCTTTCATCTTCTATATTACCTTCAGGAAGGTAGTTTTCATCATTTGAAATGTGATTGATGAAATCTCTTGAATTTCCTCCATTTAGTTTGAAATTAATAAAATCTTGGAAGTCTTTATCTTGTGAAGCAGACCATTCTTTTATTCTTTTCTGTACTTCAAGTTCATAATCCTTCTCATAGATTTGTTCCAAATCAGCAGCAGTTAAATTACCTACTTCTTCTAATTCAACATTTCTCAAGATACCATAATCTTTCAAGTCTTTATATACATCAGTATATATTGAACTTTCTTGTTGAACAGGTTTTACCTTCTCATCTTTCTCAACAGATAGAGGTTCCTCTTGTTGATTAGGTTCAACACCTTCAAAAGAATTTACAGGTTCTTCAACAGATAAAGTAACCTCTTGAGGTTGTACGTTTACCTCGTTTGTTTCTGTAGGAGTTGCTTGTACATCTCCCAAAATGGATTCAATATTGTTATCCCAATCGAATCCTAATAGTCCATTTGTTTGCTCGTCCATAATTTCAATGCAAAATTAAGTTATATAAATCAATTATTAAATATTAAAATTTAGTTTTTTAGATAATTTTGTAAATAGCCTTTTATGCTTTTACCTTGCTTTTCAACACTTTAGTTTGTGCAAGTTTCTTTTCTTCTAACTCTTTTTTATCTTTCATTAAGTCTCTTTCTAAAGACATTTTATCTTCATGCTGCTTCTTATTTTCTTCAAGAGTTTGTTGTTTCAAGTCAAGCTCTTTCATCTTAATATCAGCATTAACACCTGCCTTATATATTTCAAGAACATCAGGTACACCATCATTATCCAAATCTTTATCTTCATTAAATCCAGTAGAAAGTATAGTCTGTTTTTGAAGTTCAATCTGTCCTTTGAGGTCAATTTCTTCCATTCTATTCTTGTGTTCCATCTGAATCTTTTCTTTCTCCCAAGCAATCTGACTATCTTGTAATTGTTTTTGAGATTCTTGTTGCTGTTGTTGCATCTGTTGCTCTTGTTCTCTCCTTTCTTGCTCTGCTGCTTTAAGCATTTCTTCGGCTTCAGTAATAGATTCGCTTCTCATTATCTTTATCACATCAGAAAGCTCTATTGCCTGATTTTGCATAGCTGCATGGGATAATTGTCTTACCATTTGAAGAGCTTCATTACTTCTCATAGAATTAGATATAAATATACCGTATGTACTGTTCTCTAATAAGTCATAATCTATCTTCAACATCTCTTTGCCTATATCATCAACGACATAGGATAAACATTCAGGTCTATAAGTCAAATAAGCTACTTTAGCCGTCTCAATTAAAGCTTGTAGTACATTTCTCTTAACCATGCTATGGAGTTCAAAATATGGCTCTAATATGTTTGCTGCTTGTACTATTGCTTGCTGTGTATTTCTTACTGCTTCATAATTGCCTATTTGACCTTCTATTTGTTTTGTGACACCAACAGATTCCCCGCATCTTTTTTCAATATAATCAGCAAGCTGTAGATACTTCTGTATATCTGAAACTAAAGATAAATCCAATTCCTTTACAGCCTGTGTTACATCTTGTTGCCTTGTTCCTTCCTCATTAGGATTCAATAGTCCTATCTTATTCAAAAAAGTGTAATTAAACCATTTCTCCAAAGTCATTCCTTTCATAGAACCTAATGGTATCATAGAGCTGTTTAGGAACATGATTTTTCCCTTATCTGAAGCCATTAGTACTTCTATTCTATAAAGAATAATATTGTACAAATATTGGTATTGTTTTATTCTGTCCATGATAGATGTAGGCTCACTATTCATGGCATCGTACATACAACCTTTATAAGATAGTTTACAGTCACCTGGTGTATTTAAATCAAAGTATTGACCAGGCACTTCTCTCATAGATAGATATAAATCATTACCAATCTTATATCCCTCATAACGAGCAGGAACCCACTTTGTAGTTATATTTGTATCACCTGCTTCTTTGTTGAACTTATAGTTCTCATCAACTATCATTTCATAAGGTTCTCCTGTCTCTAAGTCGATACCCTCTAAGAACTTAATAGGCTTTAAATCCTTCCATTCACAATGTATTACAGCTATTTTCTTTTCAGGATAAGCTTCTTCAATAAATCCACTAAATTCATTATATTCAGTAGCTACATCATATAACTTATCAATATCAGAATCCTCTAATTCATCAGAGAACATTCTTACTATCTCGGATACACTCTTATATTCAGTATAAGAAGCCCATTCAGCATCTTCTACAAAAAGCTCTGTAGCTCCACAATTAAAATTCAATGGATTTACTACCTTTAATATAGGTTCTTTAGCTTCAATACCTGTATAGAATATCTCATAAGAGCTTATCAAACTATGTTTCCAGCCTTGATTGAACTTAAAATTGATATTCTCTTTTTCGAACAAATACCTCAGTAGTTGATGCGCTAATATCTCAGCAGGGTCTTGATGCTCCCTTTGCATATACAATTTTACTTCAGCAGGTGTTCTAAGCTTCATTTCTTCCTCTACTTGCTGTTGCATTTGAGCTTGCTCTTCAGGAGAAGCCCCTTCTTGCAAAGCTTGTTGCTGCTGTGCTTCTAATTGCTTCCTTATAGGCTCTGTAATGAATTGGATTACATAATCTCTTATCTGTCCAAATTCCTCTTGCTCTTTTCTTGTCGTAGCTTCTTTATTTACAGCATTTACAGTAAAAGAGAAAGGTCTCCCCATCTCCATACCCATGAGAGATTTAATCTTACCTGATACTATATCTTTATTAGTAAAATCCACAGGATATGTACCAGCCTCCTTGCCCAAAGGATAGCACACTTTCTCAAACTCTCTTGGGTTAATCTTGTTATTGAACAAGTCATAGTTCACTTTCATTTTAAAAGCCTTAGAATCTAAAGCATCATCATCCAAAAAATCAAGTATATAGTTCTTTGGATTAGCAGCATATCTATCAATCTTATCTTTATACCATTGAAAGTCATTGCTTCTTTTCTCTTTGTTGGTTAATCTACTATTTTTCATTTATCTTATCTAAAAATTTTATCACTTGACTTAATCTATCAACCTCTAATGAATTTGCTTTTTCTAATTCTTGTTCTTGTAATTGCATCATACACATAAAGAAAGAAGAAAGTCTATCACAGTTAGTTTTCCTATTATATATCAATAATTCCTCTATAAATCCAGGGCAATCTATCTCATCTATAGTAGATAATACATTACCAAAATCATCTTCATATCCATCAATAAGCCAGTTATTAGTATATTTTTCACAATCCTCTTTTATCTTATCTGTCATGTGACAACCAAACTTCCTATCTACCTTAGAGAATTTTATTGAATTAGATATTGCTCTGTCAGGCTGTACAGATAAATATTGCAATGCTCGCTTCCTTTCAAAATATGTAATAGGGTGAGTAACCTCATTTTCTACCATAACTTGAGTGTTATATAATATGGCAAGCTTCAACGCTATTTCATTCACTATATCTGCATTCTGAGGTCTTCCATAATACTCAGCTACTATCTTATACTTAGTTTTCTCTCCTCTTAGCCAACCCTTAAACACCGTAATAGCACTTAAAGATGTACCTTCATTTTGTCTATAAGGGTCATAACCTATCTTATAGAAATTCTTAGGTGCTTTATCACTCGGAAACTCATAAATAACTACAGCACCTGATAAATCATTTGTTTTTGGTTTATAACTCCATATAGGCTCCAATTTCCCACTTAAATCAGGTTTAACTACTACCTTAGTCTTATCTTCATTGTAATCTAAAGTAACAGGCATTCCTCGCTTTATATGCAATGATTGTGCTTGTATCTTATTTAACCTATTCCTTAATTCATCTACAGGAAATATACTGAAAGAAGACATACTGAAAGCATCAGCAGGACATAATGGAAATTCTTGCATGTGTTTGTGTAGCACACTTGAATTTGCAGAGTTTGAAAGTATCTTTTTTCTTAATTTATTCTCCCATTGAGCAGCTCCTTCTACATCAGAATTACCTTGTTTATCATAGAAACCTTCCATGTTCCATGTAACAGGGTGAAAGAAACCACAAACATTGTTCTCTGCACCTTCATCCCATATATTCATGAAAGGCATTATGTTATAAGCCAAAGGATTATAGAACATCTCAGCATAATCCCTTGTACCTCCTTGTAAATCCCCAGAAGTACCAATTATACATATTAATCCTGTTACCTTACTACCCGCTGTAAGAGATGGTACAGTAGCATTAAATGAATCAGCTAAATTGTCAAAAGAACCTGCTTCTTCCAATAAAATAAAAAGAGCATCCACACCACGCATGGCATCAGGATTATCTTTAAAAGTTCTCGAAGCGTCAATCCTTGACTTGTAACCTTTCTCTACACTAACACCATTAACTTCTTCAATAAAACCTGATTTAATGAAATCTTTCTTCTCAACGAGCCTATTCTTACTAAAACCAGTATGCTCATTAAAAAAGTTTAAGAACTCCCAAACTTTCTCCATCGTCTCAGCCATGAACTTCTTATCATAAGCACCAATTAAAGAAAGCTTATCCCTTATCGTATTATATATATTAGCTACAACAAGACCATTCTTAAATGAATATCCTTTACGTCTTGATTTACCTACAATAAAGTGATGACCCCCATCTAAATAATCTAAGTGTGGCTTTACAAATAATCCTAATCTATCTAATACTATATTAGATATTTTATCTCTTTTTTCTTTTAAAGAAAAGTACTCTTCACTATCTTCATCAACCTTCCTCATCTTCCTATTCAGCTCATTCCACTCCTTCCTCTCTTTTTCAGTACTATTAACCAAAGAATGTTTACTGCATATACCATTCCTTGCTATTTCTAAAGACCAAAAGAAGTTATAGTCCCCATCCCAAAAATCAGGGAAAGAGACTATCTTATTTGCTAAGGTATCTTCATCATCTTCATCTTCTGAATACTCCACACGCTGTATTTGAGCAAAATTCAAATAACAATAATGATGTCCTGTTATCTTCTGACCATCTACTTCATAACCCTCCATACACCTCTTTAACTGCTCTCTCCAATACTCAAGCCATTCAGGAGTGCCATAAGGTGCATCTGTATAATACCCTTTCTCAAGAAACCTTATAGCTTCTTGTCTGAATACAGAAGTATCCTTCCACTTACCATTATTGTATCTAATCTTACTCACTTAACTCAAAATGTATTGTCCTATTACCAACAATAGTAATAGGAAACTTTAAATCCTTAACCTCTCTGATGAAATGTAATTTTACACCTTCATCATAAAAACTCTGTAGCTTATCTTTATTTCCTTTAACTAAGAACTCCTTGTAGTCAAAGTACTCTTGTTTAAACTCTTTGAAATTATCTATTTCTCTTGCTGTATTTTTCATTGTTAATTCTCTAATGGATTAATAGTTTTGTTACCTCTTGTCCTTGTTTGGTCAAACAACTCTTGCTCAACCTTTTCTTTCAGTGTATTTAGAGATGTCATTATCTTTTCCACTTTCTCAACAGCGGAATATACATCAGCTGGCTTATACACAGGAACACCTGACTTAGTCCTTTCATTCAAATCTATATTGTTCAAGAAATCTCTTGTCTTCATTACAGTCTCTAAAGACTGCTTATACATCGTATAGTTGAAACTGCCTTCAGTCTGAAATTCCTCTATCTTATACAAAGCAAACTTAACCTCATTATCAGGCTCCCATTCTTTTGGAAATTTCAACATCTCTTTTAACTTCTCATAACGTTGCTTATCACCATAACCAGCATAAGGGTTTGTTTTCCTTTTACTACTCATAAGCTCTATAAAAGTAAACTCCTTTATAGCTTGCTCCTTACCATTACTCTTATCTCTATCCCATATAGTCTTAAAAGGCTCTATCAATAGAGTTTCAGGATTAGGTTTAGCAACATTATTCTCTAATATAAATAGATATGCCATTACTCTTCTAAATAAATATTATAATGGTCTATTGTCTTATTATTAGTATTTAAGAACTTATTTATGGCAACTATAAAAGAAGGTGTACTTGCATTCATAGTAGCTATCACATGACCATCTTCACTAAATACAATGAAATCATAAAGCTCCCCCTTTATAATCTCATATCTTTTTATTGTTACTTTTTCTCTAAATATAACCATCACTCTTCTAAATAATATTTTACATTCTTAAACTGTAGCACTCTATCAAAAGCAGTCTTAGCTAAATTGTAATTCAAATTGTCAGTGTAATAACTCCAATAGAACTCCTTAGTCTCTAAATCAATGAAATTAAACTCATAACCATCTTTAGTAACACTTCTTTCAATCAAGATATGCTTTGTATACTCTTTCTTATTATCTACATCAGAATTAGAATATTCTAATACCTTACTCATCTGACTACCTATTTTTACTTCGTTTTCTTCTAATTTCTTAATGACACCATTAATATCATATTTAAGATAAGGAACTTTCTTCCCATTAATTACATAATATGCCATAATCTAAAACTCTTTAATTAAACAATAACTCACTACATCTTGATTACCTATGTAATCCAATATCTTGTAATAATCAGCCGTATTATTAGCCACTTGACAGCCTGTACTCCAACCGCCAATCAACCTCGTAATTACATTATATGGCTGATAACTCGCTGTATGAAAGTTAATACCTATAACACCTTCATTAATATTGCCAATCTCTTCAGCTTTATCATTTTTATTCCAATCCCTATAATACTTAATAGAACTGTACTGCTTTAAAGCCCGCATTTTACCCTTATGCAATCCAGGTTTCCAAAGCTTATAATACCACTCATCTGTCTTGATAACAGCACAACCATTAGGATTGTAAGTATCATAATGCTTTAAACCTGTGAGTCCAGCATTAGTAGTTCCTGTAGTTACCATGATAAACTTCTCACCTTTAAACAAGTAAAACTTATCATCAAACTCATTGAACTTATCATCTTTACTCTGTACCCCTAATATCCAATAATCATTAGGAATACGAATGAAACTCTTCAACCCCTTAACTCTGTTAAGTAATTGCTCATCTGTGTAATTCTTCATATCTTATTTTATTACTTTTGCTCTATACCTTAATACCTCACTACTACCATCTTTATAATCAATAGTAATACTCTTACTAACAAAGTAAAAATCTTCAGCTAAATGTACAGGAAAACTGCCACTTCTAAACCTAACCTTCATAAATTTCCCATCATAACCTAATATATCAGTGCAACCGCCACAACCTGGAGTTACAGCCACTATGTCATCATTTATATCTCCTACAGTCTCAAAATTAAACAACACATTACCTCCACTTCTGATGACACCTAAATCAATTTCTTGTTCTTTAAATCTACTCATTTCTCTTATTTACTATAGTCTTACCAATCCTCTTAAAAGGAGTGAATTTACCACTTCTCCTTTGCCAAAACATATCCGTCTTAACATCAAAAACAAGCTCTGTATCACAAAATATCTCCCACTGCTTCCTACTTAACATACTCGGATAACACGGCTTATCACAAGATTTATCAGCAAACTGTAATGCAGTAGTCTTACAACCACATATTTTACAGCTTCCCTCATTATAACACTGCCTATCCATACTTTCTATCCTCAGTTCTATCTGCTCTCTCAACCATTTAGGCAATAACCAACTCAAATCAATACCATACAACACCTTGCTGTAATATAACTTATATCTCACATTTCCCTGAATATAAGCCACTATATTCCTAAAACTTACTCTTGCTTTTTTCTGCATCTTTTCTTAAACTTAACTTCTTTACTCCTTTCTATTATCCCACTGTATAATCCTATCTTATAATCATCTCTTTTCTCCTTAGCTTCCTCTAACAGCTTTTTACACCTTTCAATATACTTATCAAATCTACCATGAGAAGGTAAAAACACACCAAATAATTCAAATCTAACCTCCTTAAACTCATTAGTGCATTCTCTCAAAAACTTAAAAGGACTACTAACTATATCCTTGAAATCACTAAAAGAATAATCCTTAGAATATCCTCCACTCTCATAAAACTCTCTAATACTATCCATTATTTACCAATTTAAATACATATTCTTGACTACTACTATCAGGCACAATCAAACTATTTAACTCATCATTGGCCAAAATAAAACCCTTTTCCTTTAAATGCCTTATATGATTAGTCAAACTACCAAAACTCATACCCAATTTCTCCCTTATCTCCTTCCTACTCTCCTTACTCAAACTACCAAACATCAAAAAATAACTCAAAACATCTAACTCCTTGTCACTTAACTTAACAGGTAATATAGGATTTATTAACTGCAAATGAACCCTGTAATAAGCATTACCACTCAAGTTCACTACCTTACTAACCTTTCTCATAATATAAGTATTTTAACCGCACAAAAGTATGAATATTTATACAATTAAACAAATCAACCGCCTAAACTTAAAAACAATTTGTTATAGAATTTAACAAATATGCTTGTTTTAACAATATTTTTATCACTGAGTAAAACAAAAAATTTTTTGGTAATTTTTTTTGAGAGGTCTGATTTTGTGGAAAAGCAGTGAATACGTGGGCTACCCCATATGGAACTCCCTACTAATCTTTGGTGTTGTGAGATCCCCGCTCTCTCTAAAAAAAACACCTTTTCTTTCACAAACGAATGTTTAATATTTAAATTTTTATAAAATGACAAATCAAAACAACTTAGAAAACTTAGCTAATGTTTTAGCTAACTTAGGCGTACAAACTTTCAACCCTGAAAGCGGTACGGGTGTTAGGGTTAATATGAAAAGTGGTAACACTTTTCAACCTACTGACCAGCAAGCCCAAAACTCCGAGCAATACGAAACGGAGTATAGGGAAGGCGTGGTTAAGTCTGTAGGGGACACCTTGCAATATAACGACGCAACGGGTACGGTTAAACAACGTGTAGTAGTTACTTTGACAAACTCACAAGGTCAAACAAAAGACTTTGAGGGCATCAGAACTTTGAAAAACAGCGTGGGGAGTACAAAAACTCCAGTCGTTGTAGGGCAAAAAGTAACGCTCGCTGTTAGCAAGCATAAAACGGATAAAACTAAGGCCGTTTATTGCGAGGTTATAGATTTGCGTAATATTGTGCAAGTCTCTGACTTTGACGAGTTTTTCGCCGAGCCAAAGAAAAAGAACAACTAAAAGATTAGGGGGCTTTGCTCCCTTTTCTTTTTAACACTTAAATTAACGTTTATACCTATTATATATATATATATATAACACTAAAAACAAACAAAATGAAAATAGATAAAAACACACAATTTAACACAGCTAAAAATGGTGGAAAATATGTAGCAATTGAGGTGCAATATATGCACCAATTAGTATCATTAATAATTGATAACAAAAGCAGTTTTAACTTCTACTTCTTTGATATTGAAAGAAAAGTATATATCAAAATCAATATAGATAGGGATTTTTGCGACTTTTCCAATTATCAAATAAAGATATTAATTTAGCTGAGGGCATGAAATTTAGTAATTTATATCCAGAGTTTGTTTATAAACACAACTTGCACTCTCTAATAATATATGCCTTTGTTAGATAAAAAGCAATTTTTCCAATATAATAGCTACTTGTATAAGTAGCTTTTTTTTCGTGGCTTGTTTGTGTTTATTTTTCTTTGATTTTGTTTTTCATTTAGTGTTATATACTTATTTTAAGTGTGTTTTTTTATAGCTTTTTCCTTTTTAGGTATAATTATACTTAGATAGAAAAGCGTTTAAATTTTGGGCTTTATTTTAATCATTATAAGGCTTATTTTTTTAGTTGCTTTTTTGTTTATGTATAATTATACTTTGTTT